GAACCACTTGAAGAAGATCCACTCGACGATGAACCACTGGATGATGAACCACTTGAAGACGAACCACTGGAAGAAGATCCACTCGACGATGAACCACTGGAAGAAGATCCACTCGACGATGAACCACTGGATGATGAATCACTGGAAGAAGATCCACTCGACGATGAACCACTGGATGATGAATCACTGGAAGACGAACCACTTGAAGAAGATCCACTGGATGATGCTTCACTGGATGATGCTTCACTGGATGATGCTTCACTGGATGATGCTTCACTTGATGAAGTAGTTACAAGTGACGATCTTAACGAATAACTATTTGATGCAATATATGGAAAAATATTAATTGGTTGACTTTTATTTGAATCTAATATTAAATTGTAAGATAAATAATTATCGGTTTGATTTATACGTGTAGATATCATTCCTAACACTGAAATACCATTTATAGAAAAATAAGAGTCACTTGATGACGAATCACTCGACGATGAACCACTCGAAGATGAATCACTCGACGATGAACCACTTGATGATGAATCACTGGAAGATGAACCACTTGATGATGAACCACTGGATGATGAACCACTCGACGATGAACCACTGGAAGACGAACCACTGGAAGATGAACCACTTGAAGAAGATCCACTCGATGCCGAACCACTCGAAGAAGATCCACTCGAAGATGAACCACTTGATGATGAACCACTGGAAGACGAACCACTTGATGATGAATCACTTGATGATGAACCACTGGAAGACGAACCACTGGATGATGAACCACTGGAAGACGAACCACTTGATGATGAATCACTTGATGATGAACCACTGGAAGACGAACCACTGGATGATGAACCACTGGATGATGAACCACTGGAAGATGATCCACTCGATGCCGAACCACTGGAAGAAGATCCACTCGAAGATGAACCACTGGATGATGAACCACTCGATGCCGAACCACTCGATGCCGAACCACTGGATGATGAACCACTCGATGCCGAACCACTGGAAGAAGATCCACTCGATGCCGAACCACTCGAAGATGAACCACTGGATGATGAACCACTCGAAGAAGATCCACTCGATGATGAACCACTCGAAGAAGATCCACTCGATGCCGAACCACTGGATGATGAACCACTCGATGCCGAACCACTGGATGATGAACCACTCGATGATGAACCACTCGAAGAAGATCCACTCGATGCCGAACCACTGGATGATGAACCACTGGATGATGAACCACTCGAAGAAGATCCACTCGATGCCGAACCACTGGAAGAAGAACCACTCGATGATGAACCACTGGATGATGAACCACTGGATGATGAACCACTGGAAGATGAACCACTGGAAGAAGAACCACTGGATGATGAACCACTGGATGATGAACCACTGGATGATGAACCACTGGATGATGAACCACTGGAAGATGAACCACTCGACGATGAACCACTCGAAGAAGATCCACTTGAAGAAGAAAAATCATTATACGAAAAATTATACATTTGTGAATATTTTGATAGTAATTTAGATACTTGATATGAACCTTGATCCATTTTTACTACCGAATTTAAATTAAATCCTACTACTGGTTGGCTAACCATAATTCTTGGTCTCTTTCTAGCAACAATAGTAGTACGCGCAATTATACTTCCAAGAATAAATTCTAATCCGTCATATGTTTCTTTATGCCCTGATTGTCTTGGAACACTTTTGACATTTGGATTTGTGCTTGAACTATATTCGGTTTCATTTGAATATTTGTTTATTTTAAATTGTGTAGTAGATGTTTGCGTTACTACCAATACATTGCCACTTTTTGTAGTAATTTTAAGTGGTTCATTTAAAGTTGATGGAATATAATACGCAGTATCAGTTTGACCACTAGATGTTGGAATGACCAAATCACCCGATACTACTTGGATTTTTGTAGCTTTAGTTTGGAAATCTTTTGGTAATACTTTTGCTAATGCTTTTATTGAGATAAATAATAATGTATTACTTGTTGCTGAAGACAAAATACTAGATACTACACTAGCTAATAATCTTCTTTTTTCAGAATCGCTAATCCCTTCATTTACCACTGCCAAATCCGGACTAAAAAATTCTTCACCATTTGATATGACTCGGTTTTCGGTGACATCTACTGAACTTATCGTGGCATCAACTTCTCCTAATTGTATGTATCTGCCTCCATCGTCTGTTGTTATCTCAATAGTAATAGTATCATTGTTTATTGTACCATTAAATTTGTTTTTAAGTGATGAGTCGCTAGTGATTACTATTATACCAACTACATCATCATTATTATTTATAGTACCAGATGACTCATTAACAAGTGTACTTTCCCTTTGTAATTTCATACCGGTTACAGAAGAAGTATTATTAATTGTACCACTATTTGTAAATATACTACTACTTTCTGATAATAATATACCAAAACCTCCACCAGTATTACTATTGGTTATTGTTCCTGAATTATTAAATATTTTTTGACTTACTATTCCATTTCCTCCTGAACCACCAGTGTTTGTAATCGTTCCTGAATTAGTAATTGTTCCAAAATCACTAGTTATATTATTACCACTTCCACCAATATTATTTGTAATCGTTCCTGCATTGGTTAATGTTCCTGAATGAATAAGCTCTCCACCTGCATTAATTGTTAATGTTTTGCTTGAAGCAATGGTTAATGTTCGATCATCATCTATTATAAACACTTCGCCATTATCAATAGTGAAATCACCATTTAATGTTTGGCTAGTTCCTAAGTCGTAATCAATTGTAAAAGCATTACCTGATTTATTCAAAACAAGACCCGGATTTGTTAATGTTCCATTATTTGTTAATGTTCCTATTTTAACAATAATACCATTATTGGTTAATGTTTTTGTTGAAGTAATAGTTAATGTTTGACTTGAACCAATTGTTAATGTTTCTCCTGAAGCAATAATGAATGTTTCACTTAAAGTTTCAGAATTTGTATTTAACGTATAATTATTACCTGTTTTGTTTAGTAAACCGCCATTAACACTTGAATATGTTTTATCATCGGATGAACCATCTACATCTATAGTTCCACCATCATTTATAATAAGACCTCCATTATTATTTAAAGTGCCTTCATTTGTTAAAGTACCTTCATTATCTAAAGTTCCACCAGTTGTTAAAATTCCATTGTTTGTTATTATTCCGTCATTATCAATAGTTCCATTATTGGTTAATGTTTTTGTTGAAGCAATAGTTAATGTTTGACTTGAGCCAATTGTTAATGTTTCTCCTGAAGCAATAATGAATGCATTATTTAATGTTTGACTAGTTCCTCCATTTGAATTAAAAGTTAAAGCATCACCCGATTTATCCAAAACAAGACCCGGATTTGTTAATGTTCCTGTAGTTGTGAATGTTCCTATATTAATAAGAATACCATTATTTGTTAATGTTACTCCTGAAGCAATAGTTAATGTTTGACTTGAACCAATTGTTAATGTTTCTCCTGAAGCAATAGTGAAATCACCATTTAATGTTTGACTAGTTCCTCCATTTGAATTAAAAGTTAAAGCATCACCCGATTTATCCAAAACAAGACCCGGATTTGTTAATGTTCCATTATTTGTTAATGTTCCTATTTTAACAATAATACCATTATTTGTTAATGTTACTCCTGAAAAAATTGTTAGTGTTTGTCCTGAAGCAATCGTTAATGTTTCTCCTGAAGCAATAGTGAAATCACCTTTTAATGTTTGGCTAGTTCCTCCATATGAATTGAAAGTTAAATCATTGCTTGATTTATCCAAAACAAGACCCGCATTTGTTAATGTCCCATTTGCGTTGCTCGCTACGCTATTATTAATTGTTATTGTTCCTGTTTTAACAATAACGCCACTATTATTTACTTCAGCACTAATTGTTAAAGTTCCGGTTGAAGCAATTGTTAAAATCCCTCCCGTTGCAACGTTTAATTTTCCAAATCTCCTACTGGCTCTGGGTCCAACGACAATTAATTCACCATTAACTATTATTTCACCACCATTTTCTATTATTATTTTAGCATATTCACCAGTACCATTTATTCTTAGTGTTTTTCCTGAAGCAATAGTTAATGTTTCACCTGAACTAATTCTTAATGTTTCATTTGTAACAATAGTTAAATCACCATTTAATGTTTGACTAGTTCCTCCGTTTGTACTATCAATTGTATATTCGCCAGAACTATTTTTATCTAAAATAGTTCCATTATTTGTTAATGTTCCTGTTGCAGTTAATGTTCCCATATTAACAATAGTACCATTATTTGTTAATGTACCCCCGGAAGCAATAATTAATCTATCTCCTGAAGCAATTGTTAGTGTTTGTCCTGAAGCAATTGTTAATGTTTTACCTGAAGGAATCTTTATAGTATTAACGTGACCATCACCAGAATCACTAGTAACATTTGTGGTTAAGGTATAATTGTCGACATTTAAATTATATGTGTGATGAGTGGCATCAGAAGATCCTCGCTGAAAAACATTACCAGAATTATTTGAATTATTGTCTATCCAAAATTGTTTAATCGTTGACATTATATATTATATAATAATTATATAATATATTATACAATTATCGTAATATATATATTTACTAAATTATGCACTGCACATTTCACATACTTCATCTGTTTCAGTTATTTTACGTGTTTTTGCTGGGTCAATTGTGAATTGTTGTGCCTGATGTTTCGCTTTTCTGCGTAAATAATAAACACCTGTTTTCAATCCTTGTTTCCAAGAATAAAAATGCATCGATGTCAAACTACTATAATTTGGCTCTTCTTGCCATAGATTCAAACTTTGACTTTGACAAATAAACGCACCGCGATCTTTTGCCATCAAAATAATATCTTTCATCGGTATTTCCCAAACTGTTTTATATTTTTCTTTTATATATTCAGGCAATCCGTCGATATATTTCACTGAACCCTTATTTTCAATAATATTATTTTTAATTTCTTCATTCCACATATTCAGTTCTTTCAATTCCTGCATCAAATGTTTGTTTGCTACAATAAATTCACCAGCTAACGTACTTCTGCTATAAATATTACTTGTAATTGGTTCAAAACATTCATTATTTCCCAAAATTTGCGATGTTGATGCGGTTGGCATGGGTGCTACTAACAATGAATTACGCACACCTCTCATCATTACTTTTTGACGCAAATCATCCCAATCATAACGTTCACTTGGTTTCACGTCCCACAAATCGAATTGAAATTTTCCATAAAACAACGGACTATTTTTAAAACTACTATATGCACCAATATGTTCTTTATTCAACTTATCCTTTTCGTCATCGCTCAAAACAATTGATTTTTTATTTTTACCATATTGTTCATAGCGCTCCAAAGCTATTTCATAAGATGTTTCCATGGAAGCATGATATATTGTTTCAAAAATATTTTTATTGATTTCTTTTGATTCATCACTATTAAATGATAACCCCATCATAATAAATACATCTGCCAAACCTTGCACACCAATACCAATGGGTCGATGACGCATATTACTTGTTTTTGTTTTTGTCGTAGGATAAAAATTAACATCAATGATTTTATCTAAATTACGTGTAACGACTTTTGTTACTTCGTGTAATTTATCATAATCAAATGTTTTGGTTTCACTATTTACATACATGGGTAAACCAATACTTGCCAAATTACATACTGCTGTTTCTTCGTGGTTTGAAAATTCCATGATTTCTGTGCACAAATTACTTGATTTAATTGTGCCCAAATTTTTCTGGTTGGATTTATTATTGACCGCGTCTTTATACAACAAATAAGGCGTACCCGTTTCCATTTGACTATCCAAAATATGAAACCATAATTTACGAGCATCGATTGTTTTACGACCCTTATTTTCATTTTCGTATTTCACATATAATTCTTCGAATTCATCACCATAAACATCAGACAAACCAGGACATTCATGAGGACACATCAATGTCCATTTAGCATTTGTTTCAACGCGTTTCATAAACAAATCGGGAATCCACAATGCGTAAAATAAATCACGTGCTTTCAATTCTTCGTCTCCATGATTTTTTCGCATTTCCAAAAAGGGAAAAATATCTGCGTGCCATGGTTCTAAATACATTGCAAAACTTCCAGGACGACGCCCACCACCTTGATCAATATATCGCGATGTAGTATTAAATACTCTTAACATAGGAACAATACCATTGGATGTACCATTTGTTCCACGAATATGTGTACCTGATGCGCGAACATTATGAATATGAAGACCAATTCCGCCCGCATATTTTGAAATATTTGCACAATCTTTCAATGTATTATAGATACCATCAACACTATCGTCCTCCATTGCCAACAAATAACACGAACTCAATTGTGGACGTGGTGTACCAGCATTAAACAATGTCGGCGTGGCGTGAGTGAAATATTTTCTACTCATTAAACGATATGTTTCGAACGCATGATCTAATTTCGAACCATGAATACCAATAGCTACACGCATCCACATATCTTGTGGTCGTTCAACAATTTTTCCATTCACACGAAATAAATAGGCACGTTCCAATGTTTTAAAACCAAAATAATCAAATAAATAATCGTTATTATAATCGACAACTTCTTTTATTTTTTCGGCATTTTTTCGTACAACATCATAATATGCTTTGTCCACCATTGGATAATTTTTGCCATGAACATCTTTAAAATCATACAATATCTGCGTTAATTGCATAAAATCGCCACACGTTTCCTTATGAAGATTTGAAACGCTCAATGCACTAGCCATTTTCCCATAATCCATATGTTGAGTTACTTGAGAAGCGCATTGTTGTGCTGTTAGCTCATCTATTTTACTGGTTTCAATCGTATCATATAATTGGTCGATAATTCGCATAGCCAATGACGAAAAATTAATATGAACATCCTGTTCCTGCCCCAATTGTTTAATTCGATATAATATTTTATCAAACGAAATAGGAACTAGCTCTCCATTGCGTTTTCTAATTCTCATTTCTTCGTTATTCCAACTCATTAATTATTTATGCATTATAATTTTAAGCCATTTTACTTTGTTTCTTTTACAATGCTTGCTATAAATTCTTCTGTGGATATTGTGTCCAATGTTGAAGTATTTACCTTAAAGCTATTTATTGGAATGTTTTTCTTTTCTTTCTTTTCTTTCTTTTCTTTCTTTTCTTTCTTTTTGGTTTCTTCTTCGACAGCATTTACTATTTCTATTGTTTGTTCTGGTTCATCTTCCTTATTTGTTTCTAGAACACTGGATTTTTCACCAACACTTTTTTCGTCATCACTGCTATCAACAATAAAACATTGGTTATTGCTATCTGGTTTATCACTGAGTTCCTTTGTTTCTTCTGTTAAATCAATCGTTGGACGACGTTCGCGTTTATTTGGTGCACGATGCAAATAACCATTTCCACGCTCGTATAATACTTGCGACCATATATTTCTCACCTGTTCAATTGTGGATTCAAACCATTTTTTATTCCGCAATACAAGGATATTACTATATTTCTCCAATTTCCAATAATTTGTTTTGATAAAATGCATGTCTGTGTTTTCTTCCAATATTTTCGACTCCCAAATTTCATATTTTTCTTTAGTAATGTGAAATTCCGGATAGAAATATTTTGGTATGTTATTATTCATAAACATCAAAAACGCACCTTTATATAAAATTTCATTCGTGCAATTAAAATTAGCACCATCTTCATAAAATGCGTTTGCGTCTTCATATTCTACAAATTTTGTTTCTAAAAAATCACATTCGTTCAAATCGCACACTTCCATTTGCAACTGCATTTGTATCCAATATTCTTTCTTTGGTATTTGGGTGATTTCCCGATTTACAATATTCTTTATTTCCAACATTCTCCCGTAACGCTGACATTCTTCTTTTACTACAATACCATCTGGCGATGCCCCTAAAAATTTATGAGTGTCATGAACAATACATCCAAAATCTTCCACTTGTGTAGAATACAAATATTCATATAATTGTGTACTCAAAGGTTCGTATTTTTGTCCCCAATGTAAACTACTATTTGTATTCACAAATAAATTATTTGTGCTTGACTTTTCCTCTAGTGGTTGACATTTTTCGTAAACAATTTCATTTTGTTTGCTTTGACTTTCAAAACATTTCCATGCATTACTTGCTGTAATTAAATTGTGTCTAGTTTCATACCATGCAGGGGTTCGCTGTTCGGGTTGTGGTTTATTGCGTAAAATTTCTAATTGTTGACATATACGTAATATATTTGGTGGATGTCTTATAAATGTTTTTGTATATCCACGTCTAGGAACTATATGTGTAAATACTTGCTTCTTTATTTCTTCCATGATGACATCAATATACAAATCGTCACTTTCTATATCTTCATCGTGAAACATGTATAAATTGTATTGTTTGCCGTATTGTTCGATGATCATTTGCATTATATTTTCTTCAAAATCATCATCGAAATTATAGTTTGCCATGTTTGAAACATATGATTCCATGTATAATTCGGACACATGTATACCATATTCAATAATATCATAAAATGTTGCTTCATCAATTTCTTCTTTATCATCAAAAAATGATTCAATATCACTCTGCATAGGTTGGTTAAATATAAATATCACGTAATGTTTATATTTATTTACTAGTTGTTTTATTTGTTCTTGTATTGCCTTCTATGTTTACGATTTTTCTTAGTCCTTTGTTTTGGTTTATTCGTGTTTCTCTTTTTTCGTTTTATTGATATTTTTCTGTATTTCTTCGTACCACCTTCACGATTTATGTGACGTTTAGTTCGCTCATCTGTACTTCTTGTTATCCGTGTTTTAATTTTTGAAGGGGGTTCTTCGTATTTTGAAATGGTGGTATTTTCTCCCTTTCTCTTTGGTTTTCTCACCGCAGCTTCCGGAGGAGACGTTTGTGAACTCATTTTCGCTCTGACTCTTTTGTTTGGTTTTTGTACATCCATATCTAATGGTTGTGTTGGTGAAACTGATTCCAATGGTAGTTCCATTGGTGACGAAAGTGGTGTTTGTAGTTCCATTGGTGACGAAAGTGGTGTTTGTAGTTCCATTGGTGACGAAAGTGGTGTTTGTAGTTCCATTTTATCATCATTAACACTAACATCGGACAATATAGTGTCATTCAAAGTTTTCACATTTACTTTTTTTTCTTGTATAAGTTTACTTGCTTCTTCGGGGGTTTTAAAAATATTTTCACTTTTTTTTGCTTCATATACTTCTGTATTTTTAAAACTTTTAAGAATTACATCAAATGTTTTTTTTTTATTAGCTGTTTCGTTCGCTGGTATAATATAATAAAAATTTGCAATAAAATCTTTTGTATTTTCATCTCCCCCATTCATTATCTTCGTTATCCCTTGTGTATTTTTTGAAAAACTAATTTGCAATAAAGTTAAAATTTCACTATTCTCTTTTGTTGTAGTATTGATATCATTTATAATATCGCTATCTACTAGGTCATCTTGATAACCTTCATATTTAGATAAATTTTGCAAATTTAAATGAACTTTTCCTATTTTTTCACTAAGATTAAAATCTATTTTGAATGATGTTTTTAGTGAACTATCTAAATCGTCTGTAAACTCTTTTATTTTTTCTTTTATTTTTTCTTTTATTTTTTTTTGTTTTAACATAATATTTATTAAATTATTCCATCTATTAATAATATAAGTATTGAAATTATCTTTATTAACACGATTTGAATCAGACCATTGGCGTAATATTTTAGAACTTTCACTACTTTCTGTAAATGTTTTTTCTGAAGTACCTGGTCGTCTGCTTCTTTCTGCTTGTTTCGGGTTATCTTTAAATTCCTCCACTATACTTGCTTTAAATGACTCGATATTCGCATTATATTTTTGTACAATAGAAGACATCTTTTCGTTACATTGATTATTTAATTTATCATTTACCCATACTCTTAAATTATCATATATTTGTTTAATTTTTTTTGTTTCTGATTGAGTTTCTATTAACTTTATATTTTTTAATAAAGTTGTTTCACTAATTTGGAAACCACCTGGTATATTGGCAATTTTTTTTATTTGAGCTGCTATTTTTATTGCACTATTATTGCATTCTGTTATTAATTCTTCCATTTGGGATTGTCTATTATCTTGTTTATATTCAACGTTTTTCATATAATCATTTATTGTAGAAGTAAAAATATTTGCTTGCAATAAAGAATTTTTTACATTTTCTTCGTTTATAACACTAGGAACAATTAATATATCTAATTCTTGATTTTTTAATTTTGATTTAAATGTATTTTTGATTAATGTATTTAATAAAGATAACTTTTCTGCTGACATTAAATCTATATTTTTATCTTCAACTATTATTTTTGAGTCACTATCACTAACAATATCACCACTTGTTTCAACATCCATTGGAACATCTTTTAGTGGTTCTTGTTGTTTTTTTTGTATTCCAGATAACTTAATTGGACCTCTTTTTCTTCGCTGTTTTTCTTGCAATTGAGGAGTAGATAAATCTACGCCATCTTTATTGTAATTATTAAAACGATTCAAATTCTTTATAATTTCAGAATAATATAAATTGACATCACCTTTATCACAATTTGTTATAAATACTTTATGTGAATCAAAATCAATCACGTCTTCTCCAAAAATTTTTTGTATCCAACTTACGTGCGGTTTAATTCCATTATTCATAAACCATACGGGATTATTATGTAATACACTTTCTGCAAATACATTTTTATCAGTAGTACGTATACCAACACCTAATGGAAATTTTATTGTATTTTTAAGATAATCATTTACTCTTCTAGAATAATTTACTTGACAAGCATCACCAAATGCTTTTAATGAAACTATTATTATGATTAATAATTGTAAATTGGTTTGTAATCTATTTCTAGTCAATTTAGTTAACATTTCATTCTTTGTTTTAGTTTCTATGTTATCATAAATTGCTTTTGAAAATTCAAATAATATACTATAATCGTTTGGATATATTTTCGAATTTATCTTAGCTTCTACATCTTTTATATTATTCTCGTCTCTTCTAGTAACATCTAGAGGAAATACCTCTTTATTATTTAGAAAAGTGCTGATGGTTCTAATAGTGGTTCCTTGAACAACTAATTTAATTTCATTTCGTACACCTCTATTTAAAACGTTAAAATATACAAACCCTTTTTTATCAGGTTGTGTATCACCTTGTCCTAATCTGATTGGATACTTGCTTAATACATCATCCAAATAACCTGAATGCCACTTGGCATCTTTTTTACCTGTATTAATATATAGTGCACATTCATTTTCAAAATCATTTATTCCTGTAATTTCATTTAATTCTTTATCATCTATTTTTAACGATGAACCATAATAACCAAAAAAATCGTTTATTGATTTAATTAGTAATTTTAAAAATGGCAAACTATAAGGTTCTTTAAGTGATTGTAATTCTTGTACACGCTTTCTAATTAAATTTGTTATATCTTTATTATGGGAAATAAATTTCTGATTCGAAAATAAATCTTTACTTGTATTCGCCGGGTCCATGAAGCTTGGAATTGTATTAATATTTCCTTCATTTAACATAGTACTAAAATCTAATAATCTACTATCAGTGTCCAAATTTTCTATAGTTTCTCTATTTACATCAATATTATTTGCATGAGGGTATAATACAGCATCACTTATACTATTGTCTGTAAAAGCAAATTTCACTTGGTCTTCAGAAAAAATTTTTTCGATTGGATTATTATCTACACTCGATAAATATAGCATTTTTATTTTGTCTTTATCACTATATTGAAATAAGTGATTCTGTTTACCATCTGCTATTTTTTGTTTTATATAATCTTCACCGCCATCGCCACTATTACTAATATATTTTGTTAAATTTAAACGATTTATTACTTTGCATTGAGTGGCAGAATCCATAAAATTAATCACTTCTTTCATATATAAATGTTCTCGTATTGATTCTTGACCATTATCATATTGATTTAATGTATCATTAAAAAAATTATAATTAACTCCTGTTTTATTTTTATCTGAAAAATACCTCATTATAATTCGAGATGCATCTAGTATTTCCTTTTCGTAATTTAACATATAATTCTTGACGTCGCTTTGTTTTTTAAAATCATGTTTAACTTCTACAAAATTTTTTAACATCGATAATAGAAAAAAATCGTCTTTTAACTTTCCTTTTTCACTTAATAATAATTCGCCATTACAATTTTCACCCCCCATTTGCATTTTATTCATATTACTACCAACTATTCTTGAAAAAATTTCATCTATAAATATTTGATATTTCATTATAGTAAAATATTCATAATTACTTTCTACTTTGTCAAAAATTGTAGATTGTAATTTCATCGCAATATCTCGTATATTTTTAAGAATCTCATCTTTGTTTACTTCGGTAATCTTATTATCTTCGATTTCATTGGCTTCAGGAACCTTTAATCTTAATACTAGATTTTTTTTCAATGGTGATTGTGTTTCGTTTGGACTAATTGTCATTGTACTTGAAGTTGAACCACTTGAACTACGTGAAGAATTGTTATAAGGATTACCTCCTCGATTTTTTATACTTATGTTTCTCTTCTTTTTGGTATTTTTGAGTGTCTTTTTATTCATAATATTATTTTATATAATAAAAACATATTATTAATTTCATTATACTAAATATGGAAGGTGATATAAAGAGAAAAACCATTAGTATCGACGGCCAGCATAACAGATACTTAATTAAAAAGGTAAATAAACACAAACCACCTGAAGTTAAAAAAATGAACATTTCGTCAAACCTCGAAAAAGAATTACAATCTCACGAAACAAAGATTGACAAACACGATTTTCAAAAAAGTATTATCAATATGAACTACATGAATAGTAAAAACGACGAATATGAATACATTTTGCAACATTTTCAAAAACTTGTGAAGACGAAAATGAAATCATATTTAAAACAAGACGAACAAAAGAATAGAATAGACGAAGATAATCCATTACTTCTAAATGATATTTATGAATTGTTAATAGAATCACACATGCAATGTTATTATTGCAAGCAAGAAGTATTTATTTATTATGAAAAGTATCGTGATAAAAGTCAGTGGACGCTTGAGCGTATAGACAACGATTTAGGTCATTTTAAGCAAAACTGCGTCATTTCATGTTTAGAATGCAATTTACAACGTCGAAACCATAACATGTCAAAATTCAAATTTACAAAAAATTTAGTCATTGTCAAAGAATAACTAGTGAAAACTATTTTTTAGTTATTTGCCGAAAAAAGATATAAATATATTATTGTATTTTTGATCAATGACAACACAATATTCTACACAAAATGATTTGTTGTTAAATAATCTCCTTGATTTCTATAGCGACGAAGTGAAACTGGATACAATGCTATCTATTATCAATGGTGAATCTAAAATTTCACTTCGTATTGTCGATTGGTTTGCAACCAATTATGCTAAAAAATTTTACACTTTGTATGAAATTAATGGTGAACATGGTAGTAAGCGCAGATTCAAAGTATATAACGATTACAAACTCAAGTTAAAAGCTTATAGTAAAAAACGTTTTGATCCATTTTGTCGATGGGACCGCATTAACATTCCTTATAAAAATGGTTCTTTTATTCAAACTACTATTGGACAATTAAATTTTTTTAAATGGGCATTGGAAAACGATGTAGTTGAATACATTAAAAATAATTATGAACATATCGAAAATGACATGAATAATCGCAATAGTTCATCACGAAAAAAAGAAACACATGTTGAAACCAATAATAAAACACGTAAACGCCGCGAAGAATTATCCATCCTAGCATCAAAAAGTATCAAAAAAGAAGATGTGGAAATCGTTGTGAAATTTTCTTAATAATCTAAATAATATGTAAAAAGGCGTAAAGATAATACATATATCTAACTATTATGTTTAATTATATGATGTTTAAACAAATTACCTTTACTGCTCTAGGTGCTGTTGGTGGTTCTATGATATCAGGGTCGATATATAATATGTTGGAATTTTTCTCTGTGAAATATCTTGTACGTGACAAAAAAGGATATTATTCAATGAGAGGTTATTTACACAGGAATATAATTCCATTATTTATGAGTAGTGCCGGTGCATTTGGGACAGGTTATTTAACTTACCAGATGTTGAAATAATATTTCCTTTTCACGAACAATGACCATATAATTCTTCATTAATGTCATTTTTTTCCCTATTTCATCAAAATGTATAATTAATTGTTCTACATTTTTTTGTCTTATATTTTCGATTCCTTTCGTATGACATATTTTTTTCATAAGTAATTTCATTACATAATATTCACGTAATACATTCGTCTTTTTTAATATAATATTATTTTCTTCAAAATTTGTTTCATGAAAAAGCGGTTCTATGATATGATTTGCTATAATATTTCCAATCATATCACTTTCACTACCCAATTTAATAAGATTATTTGTATAACTCGACCCATAACAATCTTCAGATGCTGGAAAAATATTTTTTCGCATTTTACCCCTACAACTCCAATCAGGTGTACTATCTAGGAAATACGGGACACTATATTCTTCAGCAATATCCAAAATTGGTTGTTTGTAGTAATCCAACAATGGACGATATACATTCACGTTTAAAATATTATTGTTTTTTTTCAAAACAGATAAATCTGTAATTTCGCGACCACCACGCATAATATTATTAAAAACATTCTCGGCTGTATCACCTTTGTGGTGAGCAAGAAACACCCCATTGCAATCATATTGTTCACATAACTCTTTATAGTAACTATATCGTATGTTTCTTGTTTCCTTTTCGTAGTCACTACGTTTTGTTGCGTTTCGCTTGAAATCCAAATCTTTATAATCGAAAGTCACGTCTTTATATTTACAATAATCTATTAAGAAATCACGTTCACAATCGCTTTCTTCGCGATTTTTATAATTCATGTGACAACAAATAATATCAAACGTGTTGTTATTCATTTGTATACGCTGATTTTCACGGATTTTATGAAAAATTTCCAGCAACACCATTGAATCTACTCCACCACTCAATGATACCAAGACATTGGATATATTGTGTTCTTGCAAAAATGCATCTACGCAACAAAATAATTCATTTGTCACGAGATTTTCATTATTTGCTTTTTGTGGAATAAATTCCAAAATATCACTATATTTTGTTAATTCGAAATGGTAATCCATTTTTTTGATTATATTGTATCAATATTCATTAAACAATTAAAATCAATTTTAATAATTTTCTACATAAAATAAGAGAAAATTATTATGTTATAAGTAAAATTTAAACATGTTTTGAATAATTATAGTAACTATTCAAAACATGGGAAATACATCTTCGATATCAAAGGCGAATTTCGAAGATATACAACATTCTATAAAAAACAAAAGTTCTTATATTATAAACGTTTTAAATCGTAACGAACAACAATGTTTGATACAAAATACAATGAATATTGACGACGAAGAGCAGTTAATGAATAATTTATTGGAAAAAGGAAACAATCATTATTCGATCATCATATATGGTAAAAATACCAATGATATGAAAGTATATGAAAAATATAACCAATTGGTTCAGCTTGGTTTCACAAATATTTCTATATATATCGGGGGAGTATTTGAATGGATGCTTTTGCAAGACATTTATGGAAACGACAATTTCCCCACAACAACAAGCGAATTAGACATTTTAAAATTTAAACCATTGCAAGTATTATATGCACAACGCATACATTAAACACTTTTCCTTTTTTCTTTGAATCTTTGCAATTTATCTTTTGCCGATAGTGGTTGGTTAACGGCAATATCCTTTTTCACTTCTTCTTTGATTTCGTTTACTTTAATTTGTATTTCTTCTTCGTCTTCTTCTTCGTTTATAGTAGGCATATTTTTTTCCAAATAACTAGCCACTTCATTATTTTCTTGCAAATCGTGAATAATCATAATACTATCTACAATATCACCATTCTGCTCTTTATAAACAACTCCTGCTAGTTCTTGAGAACAATCTGTTTGTTGCATAATAGTGTCAATATCTTCGTTTGAATCTTGAATATTAATTGTACTGGTAATTTCATTGTTATTCATGTCTGCTTGCATATCTTGATACATTAGACGTGCAATTCTTAAATTTTCTTCGGCGAATTCTTTCGTATCGCGTCTCTTAGACATTGCTTCGGCCATTTGTCTTTGTTTTTCTGTTCTTTTTTCTTCTGTCATCTTAGCAGCACCTTCTTCCATCATACGAATAATCTCTTCATCAATGTAATGTTCAATGGTATAACACAATTTATCTAAATCAAATCCACATAATACCCTTTCTTGCATATTATCTTTTCTTGGTAACATAACATTTGGCAGATTAGAAATATTTATACCCTTTTCCATTTTTTGTGCCATTAACCAAAAACCTTGACTATAAAACATAGAATCATAAATTTCATCATTTTTATACATTTCTTGGTATAGTTTTAATAATTTGGAAATGACGTTAATATGAATTGTACGATTCAATAACATAACGTTGTTGTCTACAAAATATTCTCTTTGTTTTTCATCAACAACATTTGAAAAAATATATTCTTGCATTACAGGAAAAGAATCTGATGCATTATCTACAATTTTTTTAGCAAATTCGATATATTTTTCATTGATTGTGAATGGTTTGTTTACATAAGAAAATAATACCATGCCTGATTCATTTGAATAATTCTCATGTTTGGTTAAATAGAAAGGATCTAAATGGAATATAACATTGTCGTTGAATAATACAATTTCTTGAAAATCACTATAAAACATCATTATTGCTTTCAATGATTCTTCATTCCATTTTTCAGAATTTGAAACAAAATTATTTACATTCATGAAACTAATGTTTTCTAAGTTCAAAATCTTCTCTTTGAAAGATTCTTCGGGTTCAGTTCTGTACCAAATTTCGACTGGTAATTGACATTGAAATTTATTTCGTAAGTTTTCTAAATTTGAAAATAGTGTTTCATTGTAGTTTCCCGAAATAAATGTTGTTAGACCTCTAAATAAGAATTCGCTCATTAATAACTGAATACCTTTTATTTTTATATTTTTTACTCAATAAAATATAAATTGAAATAATAATAAACATAAATCATCAAATTATTACAAGACAAAATGGATTTATTTCAATCTAAGTTAACTAAATCGGAATGGGAAAGTATAGAAGTCCCCGTCGATCACAATGAGAAACAAATTCTTCAAATGATCGTAGATGGCTATGATGATTTGAATATTTCAAAAAATAATACACTATCAATGCTAGGATACCTTAAAATTAATTATAATGAAAATATTGAAAAGTATATTTTTGACAAATACTTTTTATCTACAATCAAAGAACATAACAAAAAATACGATTTGCTTATAGACACACATAATCAATTTGACGAAAAAAACAAAATAAAAAAGGCAGACATGATGCGTTTAGAACAAAATAATAGCAATAAAATTCCAAAAGAAAATATATTTGAGTTCATTTTACTTCAACTTACATATAAAATGCTTCGTTATATTAACAAAGAAAATGTTAGATGGCTTTATTATTATTATACTCTTTATCATATAATTAAATATCCTATTTATCTTACAAATCAAATGGTCATTAATTATATCAGCACGTTATTGAGAAAATATGAAGAAAAAATTTCGATTGTTGATATGATAGCGAAATCATACGATTATATCGAAAAAAATGAATATATCTTAAATTATTCAAATATGGAACTTTATAAACATCAAAAACAAATATATTCTATTTTTAAAACAAATATAGAAATTCCTAAGCTTGTGCTTTATATTGCACCTACGGCAACTGGGAAAACTCTTACGCCCCTCGGACTAAGTAAAACATATAAAGTGATATTTGTATGTGCAGCACGTCATGTTGGTATTGCTCTGGCTAAATCTGCTATTAGTGTTGGGAAAAAGGTTGCATTTGGTTTTGGTTGTAATTGCACAGAAGATATTCGTTTGCATTATTTTGCGGCAAAAGAGTATACTAAAGATTGGAGAACTGGTGGAATTCGCAAAGTAGATAATACTATCGGTGACAAAGTCGAGATTATGATTTGTGATATTCAATCTTATATTTATGCAATGTATTACATGATATCTTTCAATAAAAAGGAGAAAATCATTACCTATTGGGACGAACCAACTATTTCAATGGATTATGATGAACATTCATGCCATGAAGTTATTCGCAATAATTGGTCGAAAAATATTATTCCTAATGTTGTATTATCATCAGCTACTCTTCCGAAAGAAGGCGAAATTGTTGATGTTTTACAAGATTTCAAATGTAAATTTCCTGGTGCTCGTATTCATAGCATACAAAGCGATGATTGTAAAAAAACAATACCCATTATTAATACAGAAGGTTATGTAGAATTGCCACATTATAATTATACCAATTACAGCCAAATATTGTCGTGTGTCGAACATTGCGAAAGTTATCCAACCATTTTGAGATATTTCGACTTGTGTGAAGTTTCGCGTTTTATTGTTTACATTCATGAAAATAAATTATGCAATTCTGAACGTTATAACATTGAAAACATATTTAACTCCATTGATGATGTTCAAATGAAAATAATTAAAACGCATTATTTGGAATTATTGAAACATATTAATCCAGAGAACTGGAAATCGATTTACGATTATTTTCAAGAATCTCGTGATTACAGAATCAAACCAAATAACAATGATGTAAAGGGTATTGTAAAATCTGCTAGTGTTGACACCCCAACAATCTTTAACAAAGGTGGTGGTATCTTAAAGCGTACTCAGTCGATACAACCGCAACCATCTAAACCTATTTATAAAAACGAATCATCTTATATGAGTCCTAGCCAACATGGTGTATTTATAACAACGCGTGATGCATATACTTTAACAAGTGGCCCCACTATTTATTTGGCAGAAGACACTGAAAAGATTGCGAAATTTTGCTTGAAACAAGCAAACATTCCAGCGGGTGTTATGAGTTCTATAAATCAATCCATATTATTTAATAATAAGATTAATAGTAAAATACATATATTGGACAAAAATGTAGAAGACGCACTAGCAAAAGAAGAGGGGAAGGAACATAAGATCAGTGAAGGTCGATATTCGGATGATGTTAAGCGCATGATGCGGGAGATCAAAGAATTGTCAGATTTAATTAAACCTGTTAACATAGATGAAATGTATATTCCAAATAAAATTCGTCATTTGTCAAGGTGGACAGGGACAAACGAATACGATATTAAACCATATACATCGGATATTACTGATAATGATATTGAAGATATCATGAAAATGAACGTCGACAATATTTGGAAGGTTCTCATCATTATGGGTATTGGATTATTCTCGCAAAATGTTCCAAACGATTATACTGAAAAGGTAAAAGAATTGGCTGTTGCGCAAAAATTGTATATAATCATTGCAGATGAAGATTTTATTTACGGAACAAATTATCAATTTTGCCATGGATATATCAGTAAAGATTTGTCTATGACGCAAGAAAAAATAATTCAATCAATGGGGCGCATTGGTAGAAATAAACTGCAACATCAATATAGTGTACGTATTCGAGATAATAATATGATTTCAAAAATCTTTCAAAAGGAAGAAAATAAAAAGGAGGTATTTAATATGAATAGATTATTTCAAACAAATGAAGATGATATTATGTAGATTTTGAATCATCATTCATTATTTGTTGTAAATCTTCTTTTCTTACAACAACATTTTTGGAAACATTCTTTATAATTTTTTCAACATTCTTTTCTTGTTTATCATCTACACCACCAATTGAGTTGCTTATGATTTTAATATATTTATCATTATTAATATCAGTGCAACCCGGATTATTTTCGATCCAGTTTGGTATTTGTTCTAAATTATTACGCTTCATTTTACTAATTGCTTTCTTTAATATTGGCTTGTTGTCCTTTTCTAAATTCCATTGATCGTCATCTTTAATATAGAGTACTTCGTTTTTTACATCACAACAATGAATTGGACGTTTATATACATCCATATTTTGTAATCCATCTAAGAATATTTTGGTTATACCATTGACAAATCCAAGTTCACCCATTAGTTCCACACCATTTGTGTTATTTGTTATCATATTTATAAAATCCATTATATTAAGTGCATCTTTGCATTGCGAATTTAAAAACACGTTTATATTGACATTATTTGTTTGACCTTTTCCTACATTGGGAATTAACTCTTGTATTTGTTGTTGCTGGTTTACTATCATTGTACGTAAATCCTTGTTCTCCTCCAATACATGATAAACTAAATCTTTCATCGTCTCTTCGTGCTTTACCTCTTTATCAGTAACAACAATCACTTCATTATTACTAATATCCTTATTTTCCATTTTTTCCATTTTTTCCATTTTTTCCATTTTTTCCATATTTTCCGTTTTTTCATAAATTTCACATTTTGTTTGATGCTTCCACATTCCACTCCGCGTTTTGTATTTTTTTCCACAAGAACACACTAGGAAAGTTGGTTTGATGTAATTTGATGTAAAATGTGTTTCCATGTGTTTCCATTTGTGCTTTTGGGTTGAGAGGTGTCTAGTCATGTCTCCTTTTTTGCTACATTCGAACTCACATGTTTTGCATAGAAAATTTTGATGTTTTTTGATGTAAAATTGTGTTTCCATGTGTTTCCAATTTATATTAATATAATATTTTTTTAAATCAAAATTTGGAAAAATGAAAAAAATGTTATGCTAACAAAAAAAAAATAACAAAATGGATTTTAGAGCATTTGCATCACAAACGTCTTTTTCGCAAATTTCAAGAATTCGCGTTTTTTTGGGTCGAAAGTTTTTATTTGTTTTTTCATTAAAAAAAAAGGGGAAATTTCTATTTGAAAAAAAAGTTACAAAAATGGACAAATGTGTGAATTTACGAAGAATATATAAAAAAAGAATATATATTTTTGACGCAAAATATAATATTTACTAATATTATGGACATAGTAATAACATTTATATTTATTTTGCTAGCAGGTTTAATAATTAATCATTTTTTAAAATTTCCTTTTGAATATTATTTTTTCATTGTATCAATATTATTCGCATTAAAATATATACGTATCGAACAAGTACCTGAATCAGATTCTAATAGCGAAAAACCAGTAACATCGTATAATACTTGTAGTAACTTTCCAATAGAATATTACGATCCCAATAAATAAAATACGATTTAGTAATTATAAATTGATTTTAATTATTTGATAAATCGTTTTATTAAATAATTATAAATGAATTACGTCTATCTAAATCAAGAGCTTGTCCCAGGCAAAAAATATTTGTTCCATACGCGCTTGATTCATAATAACAAAATGAAAAAATTCACCGGAACGTTTATTGATGTAAGTTGCGGTGTATTACGCGTGGAAGATTATTATGATGGAAAATTCACAACATGTGATATGATATTTTGGACGACGCCTATCGAATTTATTACAAACATTGCACCAATTGAAAAGTGTTCCTTATAGTTTCTAAAAATCATGCAATAAAATCATTCTATTTTTGAACCAAATTTATACGCGCATTGTATTTGGTTCTTTTTTCATGATTGCCTGACCTACCATCTTACCCTTTTTAACGTACTTTACAGGTAACCAATTAATATGTACTCTTTTTTTATCACGAAGTTTTGAATGCTGTTTACATATTTGCGCAGCTTCTTCTATGTCTTCGTCTGTAATCGCTGTTTTGTAGTCATTTTCAATAATAACATAAGATGAAGATTCGTCTTTTACGTGAAACCATAAATCATCTTCACATGCTTCCTCTAATATGCGCCAATTGTCCTTTGCATTTTTACCTATGATAATTGTTGGAAAGTTAGTCATAATATTAATAATAATGAAAATATAATCAAATGTCATTATTATTTCAATTTTACCATAAACTGAATGAAATTTTTGGACGTGGAATGAACGAACCTACATAATTCGGTACAACCATAAATTGTTCTTTAACAGATTGCATCTTGCTTCCAATACGTCCAGCTACCTTTGTAAATTCTAATAATTCGTTTGCCTTCTCTTCCTTTTTTTTAGGTATAAAGTTTTCTATAAAATATGTTTGTTTTACAAACTCCAAAATGAGAATCAATCCAATCGCAAATATGCCAATATATATTAACGAACATCGTTTCATCTATTACTAATTATAATATACTTATAAAAATAATTTATAAGTATATTTTCAGCTTCCGCCGGGAATTGAACCCGGGATCTTTTGATTACAAGTCAAACGCCTTACCACTGGGCCACAGAAGCATAGTATGAGAAATAAATACTATTTATTTATTCATATAATCTAACCAAATAATTCTTTAAATAATATTTTATAAACTAGACAAATAGACCATATTTTTATGAATAATATAAAATAGCGCGGCAAAAATTATGCTTTTGAGAACGTATCCTTGAAAATTCATGTTACCATCTTTCATAAAACAAAAACAAAATGTTTTGAAAAACCATTTATTAACAACTGGTAAATGAAAAAAAAAATAAAGCAACATAATTAAGATGGGCAACTGAAATTGTTCGTACAATATTTCTAAACTTTCGCGTTGATTATCACTTTTGCTTTGATCATGCAACATTTCATGATTTGATTCCCAGTTATCTATGTAATCAGGATGTTGTTGATGTTGCATGTAATCATGTTGTGCTTGTTCATCGCTATGTATTGGTTGTGTATTTCGCGGCACATCACGAATAGGAATGTTTAAAGCACCTGCGGACGCTAAATCATTTGTTTGGCTTAATATTTCATTCACAGAAGTCGCATCCATTTGATTAGGAGGTGGAACATCGTTTAATGGTTTGTATTCTGTTGGATTTTCATTTACTGACATGGTCATACTTGCATTTTCTTGATTTGTACCATTGGGTAAATCGTCAATGTGTGTACTATCATTTTGTCCTGACATATACAAGGATTAGAAAGCTAACTAAATAAAATTACGCAAACGATAATTTTTTTACGTTCGTTTTTTTACAACTAGTTGATTCTAAATCGTAAGAATAACATTTATTTCCGTGTTTAAATACCTTATTTTCAACCTTTTTAATATTTGGAGTATAAAATGCAATACAATTTTTTCCTTTGCATGCTTTTCTAAATAAAGTAGCTAAACCTAATCCCAACAATATTGACATTAGAACTTTTCCTTCATACGATTTTAATTTGGCTCTTAAACTCATTTACAATATATATATATTTTTACTTTTGTATTGGAACTTTGGTAATTGTTTGATTTTTACAAGATACCTCTTTAGGTTTATATTGGAAACATTGCCCTGCATTATCTTCAATAATAAAATCCTTGTAATTTTCGGGACTAGGATAAATGTAAATCTTTTTCATATCATCCCCTTTTACGTAAGTGTAAAATATTCCAATGGCAAAACTAACTATAAATATTTTAGCATCAATATAATCAAAAAACATAATATATAATATATAATAATGAAATATTTTAATCACTTGAATCATGTTTTTCAAGACCAATATAAAATTCTTCTGCTTCAAATAAATAAGAACGTGTTTCTAAATAATAAATGATTTGTTTTCCCTTCATTTGGTCTTCTTCATGTATTTCTCTTAATCCTTTATATGCAAATTTTAGCTCGTATATTTTTTTCATTAATGGTATTAATGTTTCAACCATAATTTCCATTGCTTCTTTTAAAAATATAATCTCTTGATTTTTATGATAGCGTTTCATACTTAATTTAATTGATTCAATAATGGTTTGACTTTTTAATAAATCATCCTTCAATATTTCATTCGTTTCACGCTGGTCTTTAATGTTATTGTAACTTCGCATTAAACCAATTAAAATGCTAGTGTCTTCGTTAAAATCTTTCAGTATTTTTCCAAATTCTTCACTTGATTTTTCTCTTGATAGGTATCCAAAAAGTGTCTGATATTTTAATTGTAATATTTTTTCCTTGTTTATTGTTAGGGATTCATCAAAGCTGCCAATCATTTCCGGATAGAGAGAATAACTAATGTCATTCACTTCCATTTTACCTTCACATGGGTCTTCTATTGCACCACATTTTGCCATGAGTTGTTCATTTTTTCTTTCGAAAATTGTATTGACATTTCTTTTGCAAAATATACATGGCATCTTAATACGTTGCATTAAACGTTTTTTCTCTTGATTAGAAATAGTACGCATCATGATTTTATCTTTACGTTGTTGAATTTTTGTGTTATAATCACCTTTTTTTTTGTAATAAAGTTCTATTTGGATCTTTTTTTTATTGTCCATAATCTTTATATATATAATTTACGATATATTAAATCGTATTCATTATTCCAATCAGGCAGTCCTGTAATATTTTCCATACCCTTTTGTTGTTTGGCACTTTGATATTGCTTAATCTTACCTAAAATATAATATTGCTTTTCTCTTTCCTGAATTTGTTTTTCCACCTCTGTTTTTTTCCCCTTGTATTTGTAAAGTAGAAACAATCCAATCAATGTAAATATGCCTAAAGTAGCCGAAATATTAAATATAAGGTTATAATATTCATCCTTTATTTTATGACATTGTTGTAGCGTTTTATGAAAAAAATAATGAACACCTGGTTCAATAAGAGTAGGTTTATTTATATTTACGTATTTAGACATTCAGTGTTTATATAATATTTATGTTGATAATAAGAAATTTTATTATACTTAATATCTATGGACGGATCAGGAGCTTTTATAGGATTGATATTATTTATTATAACAACGATATTTTACTTTGTTTTTAAGTTATTCTTTGGTAAGGACGTATTCAAAAAAGATGAAAATGGAGAAATTTTAAAAGATGCAAATGGAAACCCAGAAATATTGTATACGGCAGAATCAATGAAGAAAAAAATATATGTTTTGTATTTTATACTTGTGATTATTAGTCAATTGTTTGTAAACTTAAGTTTATTGAGTACAATGTGTAAAAGTGGATTAGGTTCAGTTGCATTGCCTGGATTTATTTATACAATTGTTCCATGGTTGCTAATATTTGGTGTTTTGAAATTAATGTTTATGATAATGCCTGGGTGGAAAGCGCCATTCTCAAATACATTCGGTTATTTGGTCACACGTATTACGGGATTGCGAACAATATTACGTTACTTATTAAAACCGATTGATTTAGAAGATGATAGTCGTGAATTAAAAGGAGAACAATTACAATCTTTTCAAACATTGCGCGAAATTTATAAAGATGATTCGGTATTAATTAATGAAATTACACCTGAAAATTTTGATAAATTTTGGAAAACGATGGAACGCTCACAATTGTTTAAAACAGATGATGAAATTAAAGCAATACCCGGAACAAAAGGAAAATATAATTTAAATAAACTTCGCGGTGATGTCCAATGGTATGTGGGATTAAAAGACGATGTATCTGAATTTGTATGGTTCTTGCTATCGGGAAGTTTGATTACAACTATTGTATACAATAATATGAACAAATACAAATGCAGTTATACACCTGAACAAATTGCAGATCAAGATAAAAAATATAAATTGAAAGTAGACGAAAAGGAAGATACGTCATCTACAAAGCAAGTATATTATACTGAAGATTAATCATCAAACCATAGACAAGGCACAAAGATAATATATTGTATGAATTCACTTAAAGGTATTACATACACTAATATAAAATGAATACAATTATTCTACTTGCAATGATGCTCGGCTCTGTATATGGAGCCACCAATTCTACCTTTTCATCTCGTTCTGACCACTGGGGAAAATTTCAAGATTTTGTAACTAAATTTGAAAGAAAATATCAAACATTGAAAGAATACGAAGATCGTTTTGGAGTATTTCGTGATAATTTGATGTTTATTGAAAAACACAATTCACAACAAATGTCTTATACTCTTGGTGTAAATCGTTTTGCTGATATGACTACTGAAGAATTTGTTAATATGAATACCATGTTTCCTTTCCAACAAAAATGCGATAAATTTTCGGCATCTTCGTCCGATGTAGCCGATAGTTGGGACTGGCGTGAACATAGTGCAGTAACCGGTGTAAAAGACCAAGGGCAATGTGGATCTTGTTGGTCATTTAGTGCAACGGGTGCTATGGAAGGAGCATGGGCTATTGCTAAAGGCGAACTTGTCAGTTTGTCTGAGCAACAATTGGTAGATTGTTCCAAATCTTATGGCAATCACGGATGCAATGGTGGTTTGATGGATGGTGCTTTTCATTATGCGATGGATAATGGTATGTGTGGTGAATCCGATTATAGTTACACCGCTTCAGGAGGAACATGTGAAGAATGTGACCCATTGGTAAAAATTAGTGGTTGTGTTGATGTTACTGCTAGTAATGAAGTAGATTTGAAGACAGCTGTTTCCATTGGACCTGTATCTGTTGCAATTGAAGCCGATACGAAAACATTTCAACTTTACAAATCGGGTGTATTGACTGGTGATGCCTGTGGAACAAACCTAGACCATGGTGTCCTTGTTGTAGGATATGGAACCGAAGATAACACTGAATACTGGCTAGTAAAAAATAGCTGGGGGACATCATGGGGAGAAGATGGATATATTAAAATCGGACGTAGTGATAGTACTACTAGTAAAGGTATTTGTGGTATCGCAATGCAACCTTCTTATCCCGTAGTTTAAATTTAATGAAATAAATAATTAATGGTGTATTATGACGTATAATCATGTAATAAATATAATATTATATGATTTAAGAAGATATATGTAGAAATAATATTATGGAAGATAACGATGATGGTAAAAAACGTTATGAAAAATGCGATAATTGTAAAAAAATGATAGATTGTTGGAAACACAATATTTACATACTTATCAAATATGATGATGAATTATATTTTTGTCTAGAATGCTTTGATAAAAATAAGAATTCTTACAAAAAAGATAATTGGTATTGTGAAGATTTTCTAGATGAATAATAAAATGCATATTTTAAAGTATTTTATTATTTTAACTAATAGTTATTTTCATTAATTTAACGACGACGTCTAGTATTGCTAGATTTGCGGCAAAAAGTACGTTTTTTACCTTTTGTGTATTTGCATCCTCTGGTCCCTCTGCAAGCAGCAGGACCTTTTTTGCGACATGATGAAGATCTTACACGTTTTCTGTAAGAACGACGAGCAGAAGAAAGTTTTTTAGCGCGCGAACGAGTTGTTGGTGCCATATACTATATGGCATCAAAAAAATAATTTTCATAAATTAGTACATATTTTTTGAAAATGTTACTAAATATAATACAGATGTGTAAGATAAAACAGCTAAAATAATTACAATAAACCACATAGGTAACACTGATTTATTTTTATATCCTACACCAAAATGCTTTAATGAACCATCGTTATTATAAATAAAAGCTGGTTTACTATAAAGAATAGTAGCAAAGCAAATAAAAAATAATGTTAATGCTAAATAATTTATATTTTGTTTGATGAATAGTTTTCCCATATATATAGTTATGAATATTAATATCAAACTATTCTGAATAATGTACTAGTGACATGAATCCAACACAATATAAAAGATAAATAGCAATATTTACAGGTGATATTACTTTACGAGCAGTTAATGTAGACACAACACCAATAAATAATAATACTGAAATAACGACAATATAGTAGATTTGTTTTGGGTTTTCAACATCACTTAAATTGAAATAATTACTAATATTTAATGTTTTATTTTCCTGTTTCAAATCTTTTTTTACTTGATAATATATACTCATTCCCATTTTACGAATTAACCATGTAGAAATAAAAGTTAACCCAAGAACAATACCCATATTTTTGTTCAAATCAAAAATCTTTCGAAAAACAAAAAAGGAAACCATTGTTCCTAAAGCACCCATAAATCCTTCAAAATATTGGTTATCATTTAATAATTGATATTCATCATTTGAATCACTAGAAACCATATATATATATATATTATGTGTATAATTTTTCATATACAAATTATATGTTAAATAAGTATGTAAAATTATTCGTGATCTTCGTGATTGTAATCTTCGTCGTAACCAGACAAATCATTTATTTCACGCATTTCATCTTCTAAAAATAAATTACGTTCTTGTTCAAAGACATTTACATCATATTCTACTAACCCTTTTTGTAAACCTTTCCCCCATTCACCTAGTTTATATTTCTTAAGTTCGTTGATAACAGCGCGCTCTTCTTTTGTTTTTTCTTTTAATTTTTTAACAATCTTATCTTTTTCATCTTGTTTTGAGCGCAGTATTTGTTTCATCACACTTTCATACTCTATAAAAGTGGTGGATTTTTGCTGATAAAATGTTTCGAGAACATTAATAACATAATTCATTAGAATTGGTTTACCAACTTGATTATCTAGCGTAATAAATTCATTCATAATTGTAAACAATATTGTAGAATACATTAAAATGTTTGTAGAAATATTATCTTGCATGGGTAACATTTTAATTTGACTGAATAATCCGTAGTAATCTTTAGTATGCGCCATAAAATCTCGAAAATGAGTATTTAATTCGTCATTGTCAATAAAGCGTGTAAATTTTGTATAATAAGTTTTCATGTAATTTTGCAAATCCATAATATGCGATGGCGACAATTCCCAATGCTTTGGAATCTTAATTTTATTCATTGTTAATTTATTAATAATCATATTTGGAATCAATGTAGAAAACATATAGACAAATGATTTGACCATCTGAGTAAATCGCACCATATAATCATAACTTCGAGTCGTTTCATGGCAAGAATAAATAAACTCTAAAATATCTACAACCGGTTGTTTTTTGGCGCTTCTACTTTTTTTCACATTTAACCAATTCGCAATATTTTTATATTTTTTTTCCATATCTTCAAATAAAAATGATTTAAATTCTAAAATATCATTGGATTGAACTTTATTGTAATCATTATCGTTATAATTAACAATTAAATTACCATACAAATGATTAAATTTTGCATATTGGTTCAACAATTGATTTGAATGACTAGCATCAGAACCTTGTCTTGTTTCGCTATGTTTATTTGTTAATGAATGTTTTTCTTTCAAATATGTTAAGTAATCAATAACAGGAGAATAAAGCTCTATTAATTTAACGTGATTTACACGTATTTTATTATTTCTATATACATGTAATAACATTGTCATTATATTTGTATCAATTGCTTCATCATCATTATTATATATTCGAATAGTTGCCTTTATTTTTTCTAAAATAACATCTGAAAATCCAGGATCTACATTTGGGAAAAGAATTTTTGTATTTTCGGTAAATGAAAACATGGGAACATGTTGATGGTGACGTAAATTATCGAAAATTTCATATAAATTTGTTAAATAATCTAAAATGTGCTGAACCTCTTTATTTTCTTCGATAAAAAACTCCATTGGATTTTTAGTACGTAAACAACATGCATTTTCTAAATAAGGGACCTGGTCACTTGTTACCAATAAGTGACTTTGTTTGGATGTAATATTTTGAATTGTTTCGAGAAGAGAATATGAATAAAGAATAATTTTAGACAATATAATATTTTTGTATTCATTGTTAATAACAGAATCTTTTTGCAAAGGTTGAATACGCTTAATATGGTATTTAAACAAGGGAGGAACGAATTCTCTCCATTGATACTGGTCAATAAATTTTTCTTTGGAAACTTTTTCACTTAATAAGTAATTTTTAATTAGTGATGCAAATTCATTGCTTGAAATAATTGTCAAAATGCCAGTGACTTCATTTATAATATTTTCAGTAGATGGTTTCACCAAAGAACGATGCAATTCATATTTTTTTGCCAAACACACAACATATTTAATAGTATCCATGTTATCACTACTATGTACAGGAAAACCCAATAAATATGGTTTACATGTTTTTTGTTTTTCTAAAAAGGAAATTTCACTTACACGCATTTCTAAGTAAACAACAAAAGAAGAAAGAAATAATAAGACAAGTTTATAAGAACTTTCTTGCCCTTTCGCTTTGAATTTATCATAAAATTGTGAAAGCTTGACTAATAATTTATGTTTAAGGTCATTATTACTTCGCAAATCTAATTTGGTTTCCATGATGTAAAATAATGTATCGATAAACTGAATATCTGAATTCGTATAAGAAGAAACTATTTCTTGTATTTCACCTTCATTTGTTATGTTTATGCTATCGCTTACAAATGCTTCTTCTTCCAATGCTTCGCTAGTTGTAGTATTGTCAACAACATCCGACTTTTCCGTTCCATCTTTATATTCATATTCATAATCGTTTTGTATTAATGCTTCTTCTTTTGCTTCGTATTTTTCTATACTTTCTTCCTTATCTGTTTCCAATATTTCGCGTGTTTTATCTTTAAAACCTTTATCTGTAAATCCTTCATCGGCAAAAAAATCTATATTGCGAATTGTATAACCACTATGTATGTCAACCCAAGATCCTTCATCATCACTTAATGCACCTTGCTTTTGACAGATAATTTCCATTGCGTAAATATAATTTTCTTTTCCATGATAAGCTAGATTTAAAGTATGTATAAAAAGTGGTAGTAGTGGTAGTTGTGTTTCTTTACAATATAGCCAATATGGATCCTCGCCAATTGCTTGAAAAGGTTGTCGACAATAATTTTTGATAAAAGAAAATATTTTATCTTGTTTTTTTTCAAAATCTTTAATTCCCCTTATTTCATCACGTAATCCAACATGCGGACTAATTAAATTTCCATCCATTTCATCATATTCACTTGCTATTTGATTATTTTTTACGGAATAATGATAACGGCGCTTTTCATAAACATTGCGCAATCGTTTCAAGTAAAATTCACATTCCATAACAATTTCTTTGTATTCACTTTTTGTACGTGCATGAACGTGTTTATATTCGTTCATCATTTCCTGAATTAATTGTAATTGTAATTGTTTTTTTCTATCATTGCTATCTTCACATACATCTTGATAATCGGTAGGGTCGAAACAAGAAAAATTATTGAAACAAATGCTATTGTTTAATGAAAGTGAATAATTATCTTGATACATTTCATTTGCTTCTTTGTTTTCTTTCCACGTATTATTGACGCGTTTGTAAAAAATCATTCCAACACCATCCATGTTGTCTTTTGTTTCGAGAATACAATAATGTCCATTTTCTACTTTTTTCTTTCCTAGTAAAATATTTGAAACCATTGTTTTTGATTCATCTTCTGATAATTGATGCACTTCCATCATTTTTTTTTCCAAAAAACTAATAAATTGTTGCTGAGACATTCTCTTTTTTTCTTGGCTATATATTTCAACTGCGGTGTAATAAGTTTTATCAAATTGTTTATCGAAATATATTACTTTATCGTCATCTTCTTTTAATTCTTCTGAATCAATATATTTCTTTGCAACGACAAAAGGTGTTTTGCAAATAGAGGTAGAAATATCTTTCGCATTTGTTTGACTATTATTTGAATCATTTTGTTCTTGGTATTTTAACAAAAGTTCTTCAATATCTGGATTTAGCAAATGGATACTGGCGTAACTTAAAATAGATGAAAAACAATCCAATGAATCTTGGGTTGTATAATAAAGAAGGCGTTCATGAGGTGTATTAAATTGTATGGTACTATTACTAAAATAACTATCATGAATAAAAGAAATAACTATTTCTTTTTCCTCATTCGTTTTGCCTTGAAAATAATTTTCTAATATACCTTGTCTTGCTACGTTTTTGCCATAATAATTTTTACCCGCAACGCGTTTAAGTGAATCAAACATCCCCTTATTTTGTTTTACATTTGCATTGTATTTCTTGTAAAAATTTCTACGTTTTTCATAAATTTTGGATGTCAAAATATCACTATCTTCGAAAACAATATTATTGATTTCCATGTAAAATGGATGAAAATGACTTACCATATATTGCAAACCAATTGGTTCTCCAGCTTTCATTATGGTATTGTTATAATTTTCAATAATATTGCGATTAGATGGAAGCACTTTGTGTAAAAATTCTTTCCAGGTTAATGACGTTTCTTTTGGATTGTGGTGGACATATACCATGTCCTCAAATTTAAAATCGTAATTAGTCGCTTCATTGGTAAGTTCTTTTGATTTTAAACGACTATTTTTATATACCTTTGAATAATCGGTAAAACTATCAATAATAAAAGTGGCCTTTTTTAATAGATTTGTATAGGGTAAATAAGCTTTTGATGCATTTAACCAAAACGTAAATAAACAAATGAAGCCATGTAAATGAATACCTTCGTCTCCTGGTAATATTCGATTTAATACATTTTTAACATCCTTGATTTCATCTAAGTGAATATGACTACTTTTCTGCTCGTTATTATGACTAATCGCATCAAAAGCTTTTGTGATTTGCATATTTTCTAATTCATCATTGGGTAAATATGGTGAAAACGTAGATAAATATTTATCATAATAGGTTTTGTTACCATAAGTTTTATAATTGTTTAATTGTTCTTTTTCGAAATTGCGCTCATCATCATAACTAATATTTTGAGCATCTGTTATTTGTTCTTCGTCAAAATGAATGTCATATAATTTATGTTTTTCACTCATAATAGGAATAATCCAAGGCATATTATTTTCCATTTTTTCAAGCACATTTGCCAATGGTTTATTTTCAATACCATTGAATAATGGGGCATATGGATAGTCATTGTGGTCCTTTTTTGAGAAAATATCTCTTAATTCGCTATATCGCGAAATAATTTTTTCTATTTTTTTGTTCGACTCTTTATTCTTGCCATTTTCTTTACCGATTAATGCATTTGTCAAATCATCTAATTGAATATGAATACCATAACGTAATTTATCTTCATCCACTTTTACAAATTGCGCGATTTCACCTAAATCATCATCCTCGTCGTCACTTCCTTCTTCCAATTGATTTAATGCACTATCTTTTTGTATTATTTCCTCTTGGAATTCATTAGGTGTCGACTCTATTTCTTCTGGTGTGGAACCTATTGATTTTGTTTCTTCTATTTCTTCTGGTGTGGAATCTATTGATTTTGTTTCTTCTATTTCTTCAATGGAATTATCTTGTGTTTGTTCGGCAACGTCGTTTACTGGCAAAACAATTTTTTCACTATCTTTGGGAGGATCGCGAATTTCGATTTTAGAAATATTAAAATCAATTGGTATACCCTTATAAGCGAAATCAATGTATATATAACTATCGTCTGCTAACTTAACTTCAATCATATCTTCCTCCAAACTTTGAATATAACCCGTCACAATAGTGGGGAAATCACCTGTAAAATGAATATTAACCCATGTTCCTTGATTTAAATGATTTTGTTTAGCGTACCCTTTGTTGTCCTTTCTCTTTAACAATCGAATTTTTGTAATTGATGTATCGTTTAATTTGGAAGAAGCATTTAATGTAAGTATTTCTTCTTGACTATTGTTCATTACCTTGATATAATGTTTATCTATGTAATCAACAAAGTACCTCTTTTCATGAAATGTCTCATTGGTTGGACTAATTATTTGTATAATATCTCCTAACATTAAGAATATAGATTTCGTGTTAGTAGTTTCCATAGTACTGATATACGAGTAGAATAAAAAACACGAATTTTGCACCATTTAAAAAAAAATTGAAATATTTTGTGCTTAATTAGTTAAATGTATATAATAATTAACAATGAGTGAATCCGTTGAATTTTCAAATACTATTTTCGCTTCTGTAAAGGAGAACATTAGTAGTCCTAGCGACTCTAATAATAATCCAAATCTTGTTTTGAACAAAAAGGATTTCGGTGGCCTGTCTTTGTGTCACTATCGCAAGGATATTCTCACTGCATGTGAGGAGGATTATGATGGTGTGTATTCTAAATATAGATCCGTTATTTTTGACACAAATTGTGTTATGATTTCTTCTTCACCATTCAAGTCACTTTCGCAGCGTAAGTTTCAACAAACATATGATTTGGACAACATTAATGTTGTGCTAGAAGAGTTTGTCGAAGGAACGATGATTAACGTTTTCCATGATGGAAATCAGTGGCAAATTTCCACACGCACATGCATTGGTGGAAATAACACATTTTACAATAATGGTGTTGCTGGAGCAAAGTCATTTAGTACCATGTTTGAGGAGGTATGTCGCGATGTAGGGTTCAGCTATGATATGCTTGAGAAAGATATTTCGTATTCTTTTGTCATGCAGCATGTTGATAATCGTGTTGTTTCGCAATACCAGTTCAATGACCTGATTTTGGTTGAAGCATACAGGATTTCTCACAACGATACAAATTCTGTTGTTAACTTCATCGACGTAAACGGATTGAATGCCAATTTTACGGGTTCGAACGTACGCTTTCCCACACGTTTTGATAAGGAGAACTATGATGATTATAGTAATGTGCAAAAGAATTTTGACATCGATATTGATGATACTAAAATTCAGAAGAGTGCAATTCTGCAGAACGTGGATACTATTCCTAAGGGGGTTGTCATCAAGAATTTGACGAATGGTCATCGCATGAAGTTCCGCAATACGACGTATGATTATTTGGCAAAGTTGCGAGGTAATCAGGCGAAGTTGGAGTTTCACTATATGTCTTTGCGCAAGGATAAGAAGATTTCGTTATTCTTGCAGATTTATCCTGAATACGATGAGCGTTTCATGGAATTCCGTGATAAGATTCATAATTTCACACAAGCATTGTTCTTTCACTATTTCAAGTGTTTCAAGGAGCGGTCGATTGCATTGAAAGAAGCACCTTATGAGTTGCGTGCTCACCTATACGAGCTACACGGCAAGTATATCAACGAGTTGCGTCCTGTAAAGAAGACGATGCAATTTCAAGATGTCAAGGATTATGTAAATGAGCTTCCTGAAGCGCGTTTGATGTATTCGCTGAATTTCAATACGCGTCCTGCAAAGGTGGAAAAGTACGTAAACGAAAAGGGTGAGGAATGTGCTGACCTATAAAAATAAGAAAACAAAAATAAAAAAAGAAAACAAAAATAAAAAAATGTAATGGTACATAGTTACCTATTACATTTTTTTATGTGTTTGAACATTTACACCGCGCAATTATTAATTAATTCAGTTGGTGGATTCGGACATCAATCCATCTGCTCACGTTTTGCATTTTCTTTTCTTTTAACCACGGCATTATATTCATTTTCATGATTTTTTTGTATACGTTTCATAGTATTTTCATATCTCAGTCGGGGAGACAATTCCTTCTGGTATTTTGTATACATTTTAATGTCATTCTCGTGTTGACTTATCGCTTGTTTGCGATGTACTGGGTCAATGTCGCATATAGTAAGTGGCATAATTGCTTGAAATCCCGGAATGATGTCACGTTTATCCATTTTGCGGTTGTTCATTTATAATATGGCTACATTTTTATGTCACTTAATTATATATTTTATTTTCGCTAACACAAAAAAAATTAAATATGAATAATTTCATGTTTTTTGAAATAATATTTAATCAAATTGTGCCTTAATTTTATTTAGAATAATAATAGCTGCTTTGCATGCTTGAACCAAATCATCTTGAATAGTTTCATTGTGTTCTTCTTTTTTATATCCAATGCGAATAATAGAATCGTCATCGTGAGGATGAAACTTTTTAAAACCACAAAAAGAAAGTTTCGCGTCATTTTCGAAAAACATAGTGTACAAGAAATATTCGACGATTTTACCAAGGGTATAATCTTCATTTTTCAATGTAACATCGAAACAATTACTCATTGTACTATTTGCGCGTTGAATAAGTTCGCTATTTTCTTGAATCGAAGTAATTAATGTTTCGCATTTTTGAGCAATAATATCACATGCCTTTTCGATTAATGCAACAGAATCGTACATACCAATAGAATCCAATGTGTAATCAAAACTATTAGGAATACAAATACGTTGTCCTTGAAGCAACATAAAATTATCGCGTTCCAATGCTAACTCTTCGCCTTCTACTTGTTTTGACTTTAACTCTCCTTCTTCTTTTTCCCAAGCAGCATCGATTTTATCGTTATCTGGAGTATTTCCATATACACAAGTACTTGTAACATTAAACATACCATCTTCTTTGGCAGATGAAATACTAAATTTGCATGATAGTGCAATGGATTCGCCGGGAATTTCGTCAGAAATCTTGGGACGAAGACGAACAAAATCGATGTATTGTTTGGTAATCGAATTAGGTGGGAAGATGGTTTTCGTTTTTTCGCGCGACAGATATTGTCCGTTTTGAACATTTTTAATTTTGAAATGCTCACTGGTAACAACCATAACATTATCACTGCTATTGGTTTCGCTTACTTCTAAAATATATGTTTCTATAGGAAAATTCATATCATCGATCATAATAGGAATACAGCTCAATCGTTGTTTAATGATTTCATTATTCATACGGGACGTATTTTTGGTAATAATTGCATTGTTTTCGTTATCGGGATAAGTTTTACATACAATCACAGGGATTTCAGACATGATTGTTCGTCGTAGTCCATTTGCAATGCTTACATTTACGTCAGATAGAGTAAAAGTAGCATTATTGTGCGAAACGTTTAAATTAGAAATAATAGGTTCCATGTTTTATATATAATTATTCTATAATTATATTTTATATCAATTTTTGTGAAAAAAGGTTAAAAAATAGTTGTTTGATTTAAGTATGAATTTATTGTATTATAGTAACCATTGTAATCATTCAAATCAATTATTGCAATTATTGTCAAAATCGAATATTCAAAAACAATTTTATTACATTAATATAGATAAACGTAGCAAAGATGAAAAGAACAATACGATTGTTCATTTGGAAAATGGAAGTAAAGTTCCTTTACCCCCAATGATAAATAAAGTGCCGTCGTTGTTGCTTCAAAATCATGGAAATCGTGTACTAACAGGAAACGAAATAATGCAATTTATCAAGCAACAACAAAATGACTTTGAAACTCAACATGTCAGTGATGACCCAGAACCATTTGCACTTACCGGGGGTGGTGGTACGGCATTCGTATGTTCAGACAATTATAGTTTTCTAGATATGAATGCACAAGATTTACAATCAAAGGGTGATGGTGGAACACGACAAATGCATCATTATGTACAATTAGATGGCAATACAAGTATCGCAACACCAACTGATAATTATGTACCAGACAAAATAAGCAGTGGTCAAGGGATGACGTTAGAAAAAATGCAAGAAGAACGCGATAAAGATATGCAAAAAAACAAAACGCCATATTCGTAAATTATAGACAATAAATATTTAATCATAATAATTTACAGGTAAAACATCACAATTATCATATATGTTAACAGGTAAATTATCTTTTACAAAATAACATTCTCCATTTGCATTCCAATGCGTAACCAAAGCTATTATTTCTACTCCATAAAAATGTGCTTTTTGTACAGCTAAACGATAAATAGGGTCGATGACTGATGGCTGAAAACTTGACGAGTCAGTGCGTTGAATAACAAAACACAGAATGGCACGAGTATTGTGAAAACGCACGAGTTCAGTTAACTCTTCAACATGTTTTAGCGCGCGGGGGCTAATAGTAGATTTTGCATTTTTACGATAACCATCCGGAAAATAAGATATTTTATCATCGTATTTATAACCGGATACATCTATTTTTTTTCTTTCTTTTGCAGTACAATCTACAAAATCTGCTAAAGGGACATTTTTCACTTCTAACACAAATTCTTGTCCGTGTTGGTCAATCCCTGCAAAATCAAAACGCGAATTTAATTTCGTTACTTCGCGAGTAAAATGAGCATGATTTTTCAAAATATGAATAAGATTTTTTTGAAGAGAATGGTCTACAATTTTTTCAGCTATTTTTGGGTCAATGCCGACTATTTGAATATATTTTGTTTTTTCGTCACAAATTTTTGAAAGCATAATTTTATGCTTGCAAACATTTTTTTTGTTTTCTACGCGCGTCATTAAAACACATGCATCTACATCCGCTAAACCGCAACAACCTAATGCTGCTGTGTGAGCCATAAACTCACTTGTTCCATCAATCGTAACATCTGCAACATAAGGTGTTTTACAATGTTGCGAAGGCCTTTTTACAACCTTACCTTCTAGTATTTCTCCAATACCAAATAGTTTTTTCATTTTTGGTTCAAACCATTTATTTTATTGCAGAGAGAAAAGAGAGAAAAATTCAATTTTTATTTTAAAAAAAATTGAATTTTTTATATGAAAGAATTTAAAAGGAAAAAGTAAAAGGAAAATAGTTATCAATCATAAACATGGAATTTAAATTTGAATTACATACCACAATTAGCGAGCAATTGCATATTAGCGTAGATATTAGTAAGATAACATTGGAGCAGCTGCACAAAAAAATTTTTGAAACCATAGAAAAAAATGCAATATTTAATAAAGAAGATATATTGGATATATTTGTGAATGATACATTATCGATTTGTACAATGTCTATACCTTGTAATGAATGCTTAGTAAAAGATTTTATTCCAATGAATCGCAATTTCTTTCCACATGGTTCCGATGGGAAAAATACATACAAGATATATATAATTGATCGCACGTATGGGGAACGTTTAAAAAATGTATATGATGCGCAAAAAACAAATACTAAAAATCGTCAAATAAAAACAAATCATTTTGAAGGAATAAAAGAATTTACACGAAAAATGATACCATTGTGGTAAAATAAATAAAAAGAGTATAAAAAATGTATTTTTTTTATCTAATGAAAGATTTAATAATAATTAAGAAACTTTAAAATAAAAGTATTAAAAAAATAATATGTTTAACATTTATAAATGTCATCACCTATTTTATCAGCATTTAACAACCAATTTAAAGAATTTATGAATGATATTTTGTGCATTTTTCCAAATGACAAAGATTTAATGACAACAAAAAACATGATGACTACACTTCAAAAAGGAAATCCACGTCTGCTTATTCAGATTTGGAAGAATTTTATTGCTGACCCATATGCTAATGAAATCGAAGCAGGAAATATTAGTTTTTTTATTGACAAAGATTACAATTCTGATGTTAGCGAGTTAGGCGATTCAGAAAAAATAGTTAAAGCGATTGATCGTCTTCGTGAACCAATTAAAAATATGGATGATGAAAATCAGCAAGCATGTATGAAATATATTCAAAATTTGAGTAAATTATCTGGTATGTATATGACAAAATAACGAAAACAACCTTTTTAGAAAATAAGTATTATTAATAATTATATTTAAAAATTAAACATAAATATAAGTATTAATGTCAGTAAAAAGTGTAACTAGTACTGAAAGTAGTATGGAATATGTTGAAGAAAATGCAGGAGAAAATGCAGGAGAAAATCTAGAAGAAAATGCAGGAGAAAATGCAGGAGAAAATGCAGAAAAAATACCGGAAGAGTTTTCGAAAGTGATAAATGATTTATGCAATGATATTAAAATGACATTTCCAGAAACTGAAGAATTAATAAATAGTTATTACGAAGGTGATAAAATCCAAGAAGCCATGCTGTTTGGTTACATAAAAGAGGTATATCCAGAAAGGTTCTTTGATATTTTGTATCAAAAAAACGAAATATTCGATGTCAAATCAGAATTGAACACGGAATTTTTACCAGGATTAGATTTTAAAAAATTATGGAATATGCAAGATGTATCGGACCAAATTCGCGAAACATTATGGAAATATTTACAATTGATTTTGTTCACAAGTGTTGGTAATATTACAGATAGTAATTCTTTTGGTGATACAGCAAAATTATTTGAGTCAATTAATGAAGATGAATTTAAAACGAAATTAGGTGATGTAATGGAAAATATTCAAAATATTTTTGAAAATAAAGGAGAAGGATTTACTACTATGAATGAAGAAGCAGCAGAAGAATGTGAAAAAGAATCATCTGCACCAAATGCGAGCGATTTTAAAAATATTTTTGAAAATATGCCTAATCCTGAATCCATACATAGTCATATTTCTTCTATGTTAGAAGGTAAACTAGGCAAGCTTGCAACAGAAATCGCAGAGGAAACTGCTAATGAATTAGATATAGATTTTTCAGACGCAACGCAACCGGAAGACGTAATGAAACAATTGTTTAAAAATCCTGGAAAACTAATGGGATTGGTGAAAAAAGTTGGTTCTAAACTGGATACAAAATTGAAATCAGGACAAATTGATGAAAAAGAATTAATGAGTGAAGCAAGTGAATTAATGCGGAAAATGAAAGATATGCCTGGAATGGGTAATATGGAAGAAATGTTAAAAAAAATGAATATACCGGGAATGGGTGGAAAAAACACTCGATTTAACCAAGGTGCATTTAATGATGCAATGAAACGTGAAGACGCGCGCGAAAAAACGCGTGAACGTGCTTTAAAATCAAAACAAGAAAAAGAATTAAAAATGAAACAAGAAGCAGAAGAACGTAAAATACGCGAACAAAATTATAAACCACTTACAGATGAAGAATTAATTCTAGAATTCGAAACATTAAAAGTTGGAAACGAAAAAGGTGAAAAATCTGCTCGCCCTAATAATAGTGGAAATAAAAAAAAGAAGAAGAAAAATAAGAAATAAAAAAAATAGATCTTAATATATATGGAAAATAGCAATGATAAATTTTGGGTAGATGATCCATTTGTGTTGCTTAATAAAGATAAAATTATGAATTTATGGCCTAATGACAAATTAAGTAAACCTGAAAAATGGAATTCGATTACTCGAATAGTAATCGTAATGAGTATTTTAGGATTTGTTTTAAGAGGTTCGATTAATTTTGTAATTATCGCCATAATAACTTTAGCATTAATTGTATTGATGTACAAAATGAATAAAAAAAATGAAATAAAAGAAGGTTTTATTCAAGCCGCAGAAGGTAATAATAAGTTATTAAGTATTATGAAGCCAACATATTATAAACCAACTGCAAAAAATCCAATGTCGAATGTTTTATTAACTGAAATTCAAGATAAACCAAATCGTCCCGAAGGACAAGCTGCTTATACAAAAGATAATATAGACAAAATAAATGAAAATGCAAAACAAATGGTTAAGGAAATAAATAGTGACCATCCTGATATTGATAAACGATTATTTCAAGATTTAGGCGATAATTTTCAATTCGATCAATCAATGAGAACTTTTTATACAACACCTTCTACTACAAATCCTAATGCACAAGAAGAATTTGCAAAATTTTGTTACGGAGATATGCCATCTAGAAAAATAGATAATTCGACAAATAGTTAAAATATAAATAGTATCAATAATTAATATATATATATTGAAAATAATATATTGAATATATATATTATGTCTCACATGCACGATTATAAGTTTCAAAACATGTCCCGGATTGGAAATGATTTATGCAGTATGAATGTCACTGATAAGCAAAATGTTAATCAACAAAGTTATTTATTAACCAATTATTATGCTCAGGATAGTAATATGACACAACCAATTATGTTTGCGACAAGTCAGCCAAATGTAAATTATAGTGGTAGTAAACAAGTTGGAATTGGAGGTTCTAATATAGATGATAATACTAAATTAATGCAACAAGAGCAAGTAAGTAGTCCTTGCAAATTATCTTTATTCCATAGACCTTACGGAACAATACCTTATTTAGGACGTGGTCGCGGTGATCCAGTATTAGAAAGTCAAATAATGCAAGGTGAAACACATCCTAATCGAAAAACAGCGAATCCTACTTCGGAAGTAAATTATTCACAATATAAAAATTATCCTTTAACACCTGATATGAAAACAACAATGCAAGATTCTTCACGTGTAATTGAAAGTGATGCTACAGATGGGTGGGTTCGCGGTGGATTACCTTCGCGTGAAATGAATCGTGATAAACATACTTAAATAGTTAAAAAAAATTCATATAAAAATTATTGATTGATTTATTATATGAATTCTCTAAAAGAAGAAGAGTACGCAAATTTTTTAAATGTGAAAGATGAATATAATTTTGAATTAATAATTGACTATTTGAATATCAAATCACCGGAAGGACAAGATGAAAAATACGCACAACAATTTCCAAGAGTATTTTATTTAGAAGATTACAATAGTAAAATACCTGTAATAGTGGAAAAAATATATGGATTTGTTAAAGAAATCGATCATATCGATATGTTAATTCGCCATACGAACCAACCACATTCAATGATGAAACCAAGTGATTGTGAAGATGATAAATTATTAGGTTTTATGATGTTGTTTTGTTTTGATTATTTTCAACTGGTTCATCAATGTTTACAAGATATTTATAAATATAATAATGTAAGTGAAGAATGTATCGAAAAAATAAAAAATAAAAAATAAAAAATAAATTATTGAATTAATTCAATAATATAATATAGTGATAAATTATTATGGCTTCAACGAGAAATAAAAACACACGCATAAACTACGACATAGAACAGCGCAATTTTGATTTGGCAAATCGTTATACATTTAATCCTAATTCGGCGTATGGTTTAGCAAGTAATACCCAATTACCAGACGTTGGATTAAATCCTGCTCAAATTCCCCTTTCGCAATTATCACACAATCCTGTAAATATCGAATCTTATTTGCTTGGAATAGATTCAACAAATTTGGTGAAACCACGTATTTACGAAAAACCTCAATTAAAACAAATGGATAGTGTACGTTTTATTGATAGAATGCCTATGGTTATGCCTGAACCTTTAGTCATTGAAAAAGATCAACGCCCTTTGCGAAAATAATTAATTGTATTTTATGAAGCAAACATATAATATATTATATTCTTTTATAGTATATTATGTCATTTACAAGATTTCACGACGACCCAGCAAGAATTCAAAAACAATTGGAACAAATGACTTATAGTGGAAAATATATGATGAATGTACCTGGAAATGGCGCACAAATGAATTTTCAAGAAGACCCTCATATTCGCCTAGAAAAATGGGGTGCAAATTTAAGTCAAAATGCAATTGATATTGAAAGTGATTTACGATGCCAAACACGCAATTTACAACGTGACTGCGTGCAATATCAAGAAAAGAAGGCAGTTAATCATGAAAATAGTTATGGTTCTACACCAAGTTATGTAGAACAATCCAGAGCTATTGCACCTGCGTGGGAAATAAGAGGTTTAAAACAAGAGCGAATCACTGATTTACCTTATAATCCTCAGGCGCATATAGAAATACCATTTTTAAATAATTTACAAACACGTATTTTAGAAAAAGATTATTATAAAAAATGTTAATTTATGCTTCGATAGAAATAATGTATAAAATATTGTCTTTATTAGATAAATCACGCTGATAATATTTTTGTTTATATTGATCAAGAACTTCTGTAATTAAATCATATTTATTCTGTGAACTACAAAAAATCCACAATTCGCCTTTTTTATTGATAATATCCATAAAACGATCTATCTGTTGAAATGTTATTTCATCAGTATTTGTAAATTCATTTATAATAATTAGATCATAAGAATCAAACGAATTTAATATATATTCATGACCATATTTATAATTTGACTTACAATGAACGACATTTTTAAAGAAAAACGACCAAATAGTGCACATATCTTCATGATAGAAATTATGAAAGTAAATACTTTTATATTTATTGGTTCTAACAGAAGGTTGACCTTTTAGGTAATTTGTTTTCATAAGAAAATATTCATGTGAATTTTTTGATAGTGGAATAATTGACATCTATATTATACAAATATATAATTTCATTTAGGATATATTTGTATTGATTATTTTATTATTATATTATATATAATGGAATTAGCCGTCCCTTTAGTTGCATTAGGTGGATTATATATAGTTTCAAACCAAGATAATAATCACAATAACAACAATAACAACAATAATATTAGAAAAACATCTAATATTGAAGGTTTTCAACAACAACAACAACCGAATAACCGAATGGTAGGAGCAAAAAACGATGAAAAAAAACGTGTTAGTTTTGCTCCTTCGCAATCAAATTCCATGGAGCAAGTATACGATAATCATGATAGCCGTTCTAAATATTACGATGGTAGTTATCAACGAACACAAAATAATTCAAATAACAATCAAATGACAAGTTTAACTGGTGAAAAAGTAAATACAAATGAATTTGCTCACAATAATATGCAACCATTCTTTGGTTCTAAAGTACGTGGTGGAACAATAGATTCTAAACTTTCTGAAGGCATCTTAGATAATATGAATGGAAGTGGTTCGCAAAATATTCGCAAAACAGAGCAAGCACCATTATTCAAACCACAGGATAATATTCAACATGCAAATGGTGCACCAAACATGACTGATTTTTATCAATCGCGTGTAAATCCTAGTCAACGTATTGCTAATGTAAAACCATTTGAAAGTGTTCAAGTTGCACCTGGGTTAAATCAAGGTTACGGCTCACAAGGTACTGGTGGTTTTAATTCAGGTATGGAAGCACGTGATATGTGGACTCCTAAAAATGTAGATGAATTACGTGTCGAAACAAATCCAAAAATGTCCTATTGTTTGGATAGTCATCAAGGTCCAGCAATTTCTGCAATCAAGGAACGTGGCATTGAAGGCAAAGTTGAAAAATATTTACCAGATACTTATTATGAAAATGGTTCAGATAGATGGTTTACAACAACTGGTGTAGAGAAAAAGCAAACTTCAAGAAGTAGTATTGTTCCTAAAAATATTCAACGTAATAATAATCCAACAAATTATCATGGTGTAGCTGGAAGTACAAATGAGAAGAAGACAAACTATAATGCAACTGCGTATACTCCCACCACCAAAAATGTATACGGCACTCCTCAAATGCCTCATGCAAATATGACTGGAAGAACCGGTTTAGCAAAAACAAATTTTGAAATATTGGATAACAATAGAAGTCAACATGCCGAAAACCCCAATATATTTGGTTTTATAAGTAATACATTGCAAGCTGCCATTAGTCCAATTATGGATGTATTGCAGCCGACACGTAAAGAAAATGTAATTGGTAATGTACGTGCTTTTGGGGATGTTCAAGTATCTACACCTGCAGGATATATAGAAGGCACTCAACAAGCGCCTGGTATAACAAACCGCCAAATGTACGGCGAGTCAATGGAACATCATAATGTCCAAAATCAAGGAAATGGTGCGTATGAAACATCAGACCATCAATCTATTTATAGCAATAGAAATGAAACGCAAGGATATTATGTAGGAAATGGTGGTGCTTATGATGGGATTTCTGTATATGATGCTGCTTACAAGCAAACAAACAATGAAACGAAACAGGTTGTTAGTGTAGCAAGAACTAATCCAGGCAACACTCAAAAATTCGAACCAAATAGACATATTTCCATTGCAAAAAATCAAACAGATCGCGAAAATAATCGTATGTGGATACCAAATAATACTAATTATGCCAGTCCTTCAACTGAAACGTATGGTAGAATTGACCAACCCCAAGCATATAAAGATGTAGAAGATAACTCAAGAATTCAACCAGATTTACTTGATGCTTTTAAAAAGAATCCTTTTACTCACAGCTTGAATTCATCTGTTTAAGATAATATTATTTTCAAATATTATATATATTTATATATAATATGTTGTTAGAAGTAAGTGTAATATCAATCATACTATTATTATTTTATTATTTTACTAATCGTAAAAATCAAGAAGGTGTTGTTTTTAGCATGCCGTATTTTTTGGAACATTACAAAAAAGATAATATTGTTTTTGATAAAGAAAATAAAATATTAATAAGCAGTAGTGGACAAAAAATATCTTATAAAAATCATTTTAATTCGGAACAAGGAGATATAAATTGTAACGACAAGGCATTAACATCGTCAATTCTGCAAAAAAATAATATAAATGTTCCTCGTTTTATAGTATGGAATAATTATAGTTCGAAACAAACAAATTTAAGTGAAATAAGAAGTCAATTAAACTATCCATTAGTTGCAAAGCCAACAAATGGGACACAAGGTTATGGAGTAAAAACAAATATAACTAATGAAACCGATTTATTAAACCATATTCAATATTTACTGAAACGAAGAGAAAATGAAAAAATTATTGTGGAAGAATACAAAAAGGGCAATGATTATCGAATCATGGTATTTAATAACGAAATTATAGGTGTTGTAAAAAGAGATTTACCTTATATAATGGGCGATGGTAAAAACAATTTAGAATATTTAATTAGCGAGCATAAATATAGCAAACATAAAATTCACAATGTAGATTTAAATATGTTACGTGAACAAAATGTAACATTTGAAACAATTATTCCTTCAAATAAAAAAATATATTTATCAAAAGTCAGTAATTATCATAACGGAGCATCAATAGATAATATTCCGTTAGTAAACGTTCATCCCGAAAATATTGAAATGTTTAAAAAAGTAAATCAGGTATTGGATGTAAAGTTATCAGGAATAGATTTTATAACAACAAACATATCAGTTCCATATTATCTTGAAGGCGTAATAATAGAAGTAAATGAACGTCCTGATTTGCAAATACATTATGATACTACTGAAAATAAAAAGGATTTTATAAAAAAATATGTAGATAAAATTTTTAAAGAGAATATATCGTATGAATACATTTAAACATAATTATTTAATTATTTCTAATAATTATGTTGTCTATCCACGAAGAAATAAATAAAAAATTAGATGTATTTATTGAAAACAATCGTGTACCGCATATAATTTTTCATGGACCTTATGGAAGTGGTAAAAAAACAATTGTGCGCGATTTCTTGAAAAAAATATACAATAACAATGAGAATAAGCTGAAAGATTATATAATGTATGTAGATTGTGCACAAGGAAAAGGTATCAAATTTGTACGCGATGATATTAAATTTTTCGCAAAAACAAATATAAAAAATGATTTATTTAAAAGTATTGTCTTCTTGAATACTGATAAATTAACTATGGATGCACAATCTGCATTACGACGATGTATTGAATTATTTAGTCACTCGACTCGTTTTTTTATTATCTTAGAAGACAAATACAAACTTTTAAAACCCATTAGTTCACGCTTTTGTGAATTTTATGTAGGGCTGCCAAAATTGAATAATAAAATAGTTTCACTTCATGAGCACAAGATAAATAATATTTATAGTATAAATGATGAAAAAAAACGAATAGAATATGTTCAAAAAACATTAAGCCAAATAAAGAAATTGATGGATGAAAAAAAGGATATTGCATTATATGGTGTTGTGGATCGATTTTATAACAAAGGTATAAGTGGTTTAGACATGATAAAAACTATTGAAAAAACTCGAATGTTCATTGAAAAGGAAAAAATCGAATTTTTATTTCTCTTTAATGACGCAAAGAAGGAATTTAGAAATGAAAAAACATTTATGATGTTTATGTTAACAATACTTTTTTTACGTAATAAACGTAGTTTAGAAAATATTACATTTATGTAATATGGATGATTTTACAACCGCAACTTTACATGAATCTAGAAATGAATATAGTTCTAGATTAATAGGCATTTTAACTCCTTTGATTATGGAGGGTTATGGTTCTATTTTTGATGAAGCATGGAATTTATGCAAAGAAAATGATGAAAGTGAAAAATACTTGATGACATTTCAAAATTTAATTTCGCGAGTACCAAAGTGGAATAGTGAGATTGTTGAAAAAGAGAAGGAACGCATTATTGAAAAGAGTGGGTGCACTTATTTAGAAGATTTACTAACATGTGTTCATGTGATTCAATTGAAATTATTAACTACAATCCGTGTTGGCAAAAAACAGAAAAAAATAGAAATAGAAATTCCTCGCTTAGAAGATTTTATTCACAAATCATATATTCAAGTAGCACGTAAATTATATACAAATGTATATTTATATGAACGTTATGTCACACCTTTACAGAAACAAAAACATAGTCGTGAAGTAGAAATTATTGTGCAAGATTGTATTTTAAACGCTGTTCGTGAAACATTGCCAATTGAAAGTGTTTTACGAGCATACATGGACGAATCTATGGAAGAAGAATATATAGAAACTATTCAAGAAGAAAAAATACAAGTCAAAGAAGAAGTTGAAGAACCTTTAACCGAAGTAGAAAAATTAAAAGAAGAAATTAAAGAAAAGGATAAAGAAACCGAAACAAAAATTAAAGTAGACACATTGAATAATGCGAATCCAGGTATTCGTTTTAATGATAATGACTTAGCTATTAATGAAGATAATCAGGAAGAAGTAATTAGTGCACCAAAAACAATTGAACGTTTAGAAGAAATTAGTAATTTAAGAAATGAACAGCGCAAAATAGACGATGAAGATGACGATGATAGTGAATTAAGTTTTAAACTTAAAATAGGTGATGAAAATTTATCAGCAGATAATTTGGGTTTAGAGACAATTGGAGGAAAAAGAGATGATAATATAATATTAAGTGACATTGAAGTTTTAAAATAAATTCGTTAAATAGTAACTAAAAATAGGTAAATATAGTTTATATGGAAAGTAATATGATGATTTCATTGGTAGCGGCATTTTTGTTTTTGCTATTTAAATTCATTGAAATGAGATTTATTGAAAAGGAAAATAAACCATTGAAGAACATATTAAAAGATGCAATAATCGTATTTGTCAGTAGCTTTGTAGGCATTTTGGCTATACAACAATTTCCTAGTGTAAATGAAGAAGGACAGGCAGCTGTTTTTGATAACAAACCTGATTTTTAATTAGTTATTTTGATTTTATAAGTATTATAATATCAAAAATTGATTATAATAATAATTCATAGAATAATGATATTACTTCGTTATAATGGACGACCAAAATGTACTTACTTTTTACAAACTCTGTTGTTTGGGCGATATGCATGGACTTATAAATATATTTGAAAATTTATCTGATACCAGTAGTATTGAAATGAGTTATGCATACTATATTGTATGGGTGCAGTCAAATCTTAATGATAATAGATTAGAGATTCTAAAATGGTTATTTAAATTAGATTCGGATATCGATGTAGATAGAATAGAGAATGATTATTTGGTTGATGAACATATACCAAATGATGCCTTGGTATTAGCGTGTAAAAAAGGTCATTGTGAAGTTATAAAGTGGCTATTTACAAAAGAACCTTATTTATCTAGTTTCCAAAATAGATGTAATATAGTTTATATATTTGAAATTAGTTGTTGTTTTAAAAATTTAGACATCGTCAAAATTATATTCCAAAAATTATCTGATTATATTAGTGAAAGGTCTAATATTCTCAATCAAGCATATAATAACGCTATAAATAATCAAAATACACAAGTAATAAAATGGTTGCTAGAAATAGATAAAAATAATCTATTAAATTATTGAAATTAGTACCATATAGTTGTATATAAATGCTATTTCCTTTTTACAGATGTTCATAATTATTCACCAGGTAAAGTTTTCATATATTTTTACAACATGTATCGTAAAAATATATTGTAATAATTATGCGAGAATATTAAATTTTCATTACTTTATTAGATTTAAATTTTTCTTTGGTTAAAAATTTCTTAAAAATACCCTTTTCTAATTGTTTTGAAGGTTCGTGTTTATGAACATTTCGTGCTATCATTTTATAAAGTTTAAATTCAGGATATCTTTCTTCGCCCGATTTTTTATACAAAATATTTTTTCCATTGTCATCCAAACACCAATTGCGTATTAGATTTGCTATTGGATTTTCTTTACAAATATCATCTTCTTCTTCGACTTGTTCTATAAAAAAGTCATACATGGAACAACCAAATCTGCATAAATCAAAACTATAGTTTGGTTCGATTCTTGGTTTTTCTTCATTGAAAAAAGGTTCAGTATTATATTGTGTATCGGCATCTTCACCTTTACTGAAACTATCACTACAAAAACGTTTGCCATTTATTGTAAAAATAGAACGTCCGAAATCGATTATTTTAAAAATGCGACCATGACTAGGCACTTTATATTTCTTGTTGTTTATTTCATAATATAAATGGCTTTCGTTTGTGTATTCAAAAACAATATTACTAGAATGCAAATCATTATGTGTAAATAAAAATTCTTTTTGATAATAATGTAAGATAACTATAATTTGGAATAAAATGGATTTCCATTCATTATTCGATATCTCATTATCCATCATATAGTTATCAAGGGTGTCTTCACAACATTCTGTAAAAATAGCCAATGTTGGATATTTTTTTATAATGGCGAATGATTCATTTTCTTCATCACTTGATTCACTACTACATTCACTTTCACTATCTGATTCACATGCTTCGCCATCATTTTCTACACTCATTTCATCATTTTCATCTGTATTATTGGTAACCGATGAAGAGCTACTACAGGTACTTGAATTATCGTCTTCGCTATCACCATTTTTAACTTTATTTGTATGTTCAATATTTTCATACACCATATCATTTACCATAGATGCTGATAAATCTTGATGAATATTTACTATTTGAGATGATATATCATTAGTAACTTTCTTGAAAATAGTATCGATGATATCGTTCGGGAATTCTTCAACTTCTAAATCAACGGAATTATTATTTATTTCGATCGGTTTTTTATATTTAAATGAGCGATTTACAAACAAAGAATTGTTATTTTCTATTTCGAATAGCGCATGCATATTGTTATTAAAAAAATGCGATTGAAACATATATTCTAAATCGTCTTCAACATTAATTTTAAAACCCTTCTGATTGGCTAAAAACATGCCATAATATTCGTTAGCGTGTACAAAGCCATTAACTTTCATTTTACTTGTTAAATATGAGAATAAAGCGTCTACGTAAGCTACATTATGTATTAAGTCATATTTTTCTAAAACATTGTCTTTTTTTTCATCAATGTAAGGAAGTTTATAAAATTCATTTTCATCAATGTCTTTATATTTTCCCATCATGTATTTAATAGGATCAATAAGCGGTGCGAATTTACAATAACAATGTTTATCATTTTTCACATTGGTTAATGTATTTTCTACTTCGATTACATATTTATTATAATTGATTTTTTCTTTGATTTTTGTTAATGCAAATGCGGAATTAAAGTTGACATTTTTATAATTCTTTTTGTTCAAATCAAAGAATTCTTTATAAATTGGTATATAATTTTGAATATCTTGTAAATTGGAGAATCCTTCATTTTCTAAATCTTTAAATAACTCTTCATTGCCATGTTTCGAGTAACCTATTTCCATTGGTATATAATTGTAAATTAATGGATATATTTAAACTTATTATTTATTAAATTTATATTTGGTTCGAATAAATATTAAAATTTTTTTATTAAATGATTATATGACTTTAGAACTGAAACGTTTTGATATGAAAAATATTTCATTTAAACCCAATGAAAATAAAGGGCCTGTTGTAGTTTTAATTGGTAGACGTGATACAGGAAAGAGTTTTTTGGTTAGAGATTTATTATTTTATCAACAAGATATACCTTTAGGTACTGTTATTTCTGGTACAGAAGAGGGAAATGGGTTTTATGGAAAACATGTACCTAAACTATTTATTCATAATGAATATAATACAGTCATTATTGAAAATATTCTAAAACGTCAAAAACAGGTTCTTAAACAAATGAATAAAGACATTGAAATGTATAAGCGGTCAACGATTGATCCACGTACATTTGTTATATTAGATGATTGCTTGTATGATGCGGGCTGGACAAAGGATAAAATGATGCGATTACTATTTATGAATGGTCGTCATTGGAAAGTGATGCTTATTATTACTATGCAATATCCTTTAGGTATACCACCTAATTTAAGAACGAATATTGATTATGTATTTATTTTGCGTGAACCTTACATTGCAAATCGTAAACGAATTTATGAAAATTATGCAGGTATGTTCCCGACATTTGAATCTTTTTGCCAAGTCATGGATCAATGCACAGAGAATTATGAATGTTTAGTAATTAATAATAATTCGAAATCAAATAAGTTACAAGACCAAATATTTTGGTATAAAGCCGATGCACACGGCGAATTCAAACTAGGTTCTAAAGAATTTTGGGAAATATCTAAAAATATGGGTTCCGATGATGAAGAAGAAACCTATGACCCAAATAGTTCTAGAAGAAAGGCAGCTGGTCCTAAAATAAATGTAAGAAAAACTAAATGGTAAAATACCTATTTAAATAATAATTTACTTACTATTTATGAGTGAAGAAATTATTAATATTCGAGAAATTAATGATAATGATTACTATAAAAAACATTTAGAATTGTACAAAGAATCATTTTCTATTGAACCCAATTTAATTGATATTGTTGATTATAGAAATTACATCCAAAAACAGAAGGAAAATGATTATTATATTTTTGTTATGGAAGAAAATAATATTATCATTGGTTCTGCTAGTTGTTTTATTGAAACTAAATTAATACATAATTTTGGTAAGGTTGCACATATAGAAGATGTTATTATTTCACAACATTATCAAGGAAAAGGTTTAGGTAAAAAAATAATAGAATATTGTATTTGTTTTGCTGAAGAAAGTAATTGTTATAAAATTATTTTAGATTGTGACGATGATAATATTGCTTTTTATAATAAATGTGGATTTCAACGCAAAGGAAATATGATGTCAATATATTTTTAAATATATATATATAATTAATCTATATATATATATATATATTATATGCAATTTAATATGCCTACAAGGAAACCTCCTTTAAAAAAATCGTTACTGAAAAATAAAAAGCCCTTTATTTTGGATGATGATGATGTTAAGCACATTAAATTAAATAAAGACGATACTTTAAAAAAAAGTAAAATTGTATTTGAAACACGTTCAAATACAGAAAGTTCATCAGATCTAAATGTAGCGTCTGCAACAACAAATAAATTTTTAAGTTACGACCATAGCTTTTCAAGAAATTATGAAATCAATGCTTCCCTTGTTAAAAAAGACGATAATCTATTTGTATTAACATCTGCTCATCATAATGTAAAGAAATCAATTGTAAATCCTATTACACAATATACTTACAAAAATTTTGAACCATTATACGATTTTGATTTTGGGTCAACCGAAATGTTGTTAACAATTGATGAAAAAGACAAAGATTTTGTAGAAAATGTATATCCTCATGGTATAGGTATTGGAAGTGATGTATGGGGGTTCGTTAATAAAACATTTGACGGGGAACGTTTGATTGAAGAATATTATTCTTTGGTTACTACTGAAAAAGGTATGGTTATTTATAAAATGGATGGTGATTCGAGAGTAACAAGCGGTAAACATTTTTGCTACCCTTTGCAGTTTATTTCCGGAAGCACCGAAAATACATGGGGAGATGCAAAAACATATGATGTTACAAGCATGACATTAAATTTTAAAGAAATTAAAGCTTCGAAAAAAATTATGCGCAATAGTTTAATTAAATTTATCATTGTAAAGCGTATCTACAATGGCGAAACAATAGTATTACAATATCCAGTCATTGTTTATGGTAAAGTATTAGAAGTTTTAAATGATAATAAATCAAATTCGGAATTGTCAATGGATAATATGCATCCACATTTAATGAGCCATGATAATAACAACGAATCAGTAGATATTCACGTTCGTATAAAAACCGATTTTAATTGGCAACATGGCGACCATTGCCATAATATTATGTTGGTGAATAATGATGCATTAGACGAAAAACCATATAGTTTACCGGAAGATATAACAGCACATGTAACAATAAAAAATCCCGAACGTAAGTTATCCTGCTATTTCACAAAAGAATCAAAGGGTAGATTATTAGCAATCGATTTAAAACCTTTATTGGTCAATCAAAAAGCAGTTGTAACATATGATTATTTCGATGATAGTAAAAAACCATTTAAACTAGAAGACAATAAAATTGTGGAAATAGGCGCTACAACTGGTTCTCACGATGTATATGTAAATGAAGAACAAGGCATTTTATACAATGTAGGGATGCAGGTTCTATTAGATAATGGTGATACTATTTCGACTGGTGTATGTTATGATTTGAAAGAAAATCATTTGCAACCAGTACCCAAATCGATTATTTTAGATTTTCCTGTAAACTATTTACATGATATTATTGTCGAATCATATAACAGATCAGAGCAACATGCATTGTTAGGTATTCCAATGAATAAAACAAAGGAACTAATGTTTATTGCAATTGGTTCAACTGGTGCCGATTATGCATTATACGATGTCACAAACTTAAATAAAATAGAAAAAATTAGTTCGTGGTTAATTGAAGGGGGAGGATATTATCATCAGGTATGGTTTACAAGTGATAAAAGATATATGGTAATATCGGACGAACATCAACCTGACGATGTACGATACATTAATAGGGTTCCTATACTTCGGTTATATTATGATATTAACAATGAACGCTTGCAATTGTATCATGTTCAAGATATTCAAAACCCTTTTCCTACACGTAATCATAATCAATACATAGTAAATAATATTGATTTATTTGGAAAAAATAACAATGAATTTGAAGATTGGGTTTTTGGTTCGAATTACAATTCTGGTATACAAGCTGAAAAAATATCTTATAAGAAATTTGATAAAAATAATTTCGAAAGTGAATTTGATTACGAAATACGTCAAAAACCATTTGATTTAGAATTTATGGGATTTATAGATACTGAAGTAGGTAGTTCTGATTATAGTTTTGGTGGTTCGTGGAGCGTTTACCCTTTTTGGGAATTGGAAAAAACTGCTGAACAAATTAAATATTTATCAAGCGGTGATCATTCCATGACTATTTTTAAATTCAAAAATGGTGTTGAAAATTTATTACAATTCGATTTACACAATGATGGAAGAGTGCAAAAATGTCATCCAACACAAGTAATGCCAAAGGGGGCAAAGTATTCGATGAAATATGACGAGGCGCGCCCAAATAAAAGTATGAGAAGCACAAGGATAGATGGTATAAATGAAACAGCAAAATTATCAAAAAAAGATGGTACTTATGAAAATGTTGTCTTAACTCCTGTTGGTTATTCTGAAAAATTAGATGTACAAATATATTATGTAGCAATATCTAATTCACATATAGATGAATTTATTTATTTAGAATGCGCAGATAAAGTAAACAATGATGATTTAATTTATGCTTATTGTGGAAATCATAAATGCGAAGGTAAAGTAATCAAAAATATGGCAACGGACCATTATCGTGTAGATAAAGGTCAAGGGCTGGATCCAACTGGTTATGCACAATATTACGAAATTACTCCTAATAATATTATATTATATCCATCGCGTGTTGGTGAAATCATTACTAATTTACCTGCGCGATTGGGCGATAGTGGTAATCCTGTTGTAAACAAAAACAATGAATTTGTAGGTTTTATTAATTCCGTTGATGTTACAGGTGGAAATAGTGGAATAGTTAATGTGTGTGATGGTATTAATAACTTTTTGAAACCCATGGACATTCCATCTAAAACTACAAATATAAATGGTATAGAAGGAATCTACAATAATCGTATCAATCAAATAACAAATGATGACCCAAGTAAATTATCTGTTGTTGCTATTAATGAACGAACAGGAAAAATGTACTTCTATATCAGTTCTAGCTTAAGTAAATATTTTATGATGGATTTACTTCAATCTGGATATACATCAAATGAAAATGGATTTTATAAAGAAGTTACTGGTAATAATTATGCTTCTGGGTTATTCAATATGAATGAAACAAATTATTATACGCGTTCATTTTTGGGAGGAGAATTTTTATTTAATGTCTATACAATTTTAATTAAATCTAAAGAAAAAACAAATTTTTTATTTGCCGAAGAATGCTTTGGTGAATATAAAAATAGAGGTCCCCGTGTGATTTTTATTGGTTATGATGAACCAAAAAAATATGAGGAAAATTTCACTGAATATAATGAAGAAACGGGTTATTATTATTGCTATATTAAAGTGTATTTAGTAAGTGAAAATAATGATAATATTGATAAATTATTTACAGATGATCAATTTATAAATCCATTGGGATTGGTCAGTGGTCATATTCCCAAAAATGATGATAAAATGAAATCGGAAGAAAGTGAAATGGAATTTATGGTTGTTAATAATTTTGTTTCAGAAGAACAATCGAAACCATCTTGGTATTACGATCGAAGAATTAGTTATTCGGCGTCAGTATATCCATTTAGTGATGGTGTACCTTCATTATTTCCGTATTTTAAACGTTCTTCTAATGCTTTAACTAATGTGAACGAATATTCTGGCCTAACCAAAGAAAAACCATTAAAATTAACTGGATTTGGTGAAAGTCGAATTGATCAATTAAAAACAAGTGGGATTAATATACAAATATATCAAAACAAAACAATAGACCATGAGTCACGTGTAACTTTTTCGCAGGGGTGGAATGCAGTAAATAGTTCATTAAATATACCATACGAATTAGGAGTTTCTGTTACGTCTTTAGATGGTAAAAATGTTAATAGTGATAATTTTGAATATATATTACATACAATTCCATATGAAGAAAATAAAAAGGTTATTATAGGTACAAATACTGGTGATTTTGAAATACCATTAGTGCGTTATAAGAATAACAGCCATGGAATAATTTAAAGATATGGAATAATATTTTTGTTAAAAAATAAAATATTATTCAATTGTATAATGGTTAAGCTACAATTTACCACCTCAAAAAAGAGTACGGCTAGTACTTTAATTAAAATGCCGTCTATGCAATTAGGGGCTTCCTCCTCTTCCAATGCTAATATAGATACATTATTAGGTCCCATCCAAGATTTTGTGAACAATATTTATTCAAATCAACAAGCATTGCTTGATAAAATAGATAATTTAGAAGATAAAGTAGATAATTTAGATAAAATTCGCATTCTTATTTTCAGCAATGAAGAAAATACAGATCAAGCTGTAAGTTTTTTTATTGAAGTTATGTCAAAATTTGATGATTTTTACGTAGAACACGTTTATGTAAATGCTGATACTATTGTTGACGAATTCATGAAAGGATATAAAAAGGGTGTGCAAGCTTTTATATTAAATACTTATTCTTCCCGTTTAGGCGTTTTAAATGATTATTTGAATAATAATCCGGAACTAATTGTGAGTGATCGCATGATAATAAGTACGAGTAGTACTGCACCCGAATTCCGCTTGGTAAAAAATGGCGAACTTACAGCTATTCCCCGTAATAAAAATATCTTAAGAATGATTACAAATGATAAATTGCAAATTAGTTCATTTGTTACCCTAGCGTCAGAATCCGATTTTTTGAACAAACATAATTTTGTTATTTATGAAAATGATGCATATGGTATTCCATTTTACAATAGTTTTAAACAATTAAATGAAAATAATAATGGCTCTAGTTTTTCATTTTATACAACTGAACAAATGGGTGATATGATAACTGATATTGTTGTTAAAAATGATAAGCCAGTACATGTATATAGTATTCTTTTTAGTAGTAATGCTGGTAAATTATTAGATAGCTTAGCTGTATTTGATTCTGCCGATTCAAGTGAACTAGTTAAACATGTGGAAAAAATCACAAATGCCGAAGATTATGATTTTAGAAAATTAAACGAAGAACAATATAAAGTTGCATTAAAACATGGTTTATCTTTTTACACATATAATGGTAGTAATACAGATACTATTTCTAGATTAGAAAAGATTTCAGATGCAAATATTTCGTGGTCATTAAATAGTTTATTGAGTTTCGATTGTGCATTATTGGCAAATAAAGTATTCAATAGTGCTTCAAAGGAAACCAACGCCACAAAACGTGCATTGGCTGAATCTAGAACATTATATGGATTAACAGGATTTTTACAAATAGATAATGACACTTCTGATAGATATTTTGATGTAAGTGATATTGAATTTATGAAATTATTGAAAGGAAGTTTTAATAAATTGGAAAATCCATATGTATCTACTCTTAGAATTAAAAATAGTTCTGATGTTACTATACCAGAAAAGGGTGATAATGTAAATGAATTTGATTTTGGAAATTATGAGTATTTGTATATTACTAATAATGGTGTATTACAAATTACAAAAGAACTTGTCGAAAGCTTTAATGCCGAAGATGGTGTAATCGAATTTAATAATCAAGTAAACGCGGTTGTTAGTTCATCCAGTGGTAGTTCATCCAGTGATAGTTCATCCAGTGGTAGTTCATCCAGTGGTAGTTCATCCAGTGATAGTTCATCCAGTGGTAGTTCATCCAGTGATAGTTCATCCAGTGGTAGTTCATCCAGTGGTAGTTCATCCAGTGGTAGTTCATCCAGCGGTAGTTCATCCAGTGGTAGTTCATCCAGCGGTAGTTCATCCAGTAATGTAGTATATTCTTCTATACTAAATTCTATGGGTATTGGACGTATCGGCATTGTATCTAAGAACATGAGCGTATTTAATAGTCCACAAGCTGCGGCGGCGTCTTCATCGAGCGGTTCTTCTTCGAGTGGTTCTTCTTCGAGTGGTTCATCTTCCAGTGGTTCATCCTCCAGTGGTTCATCTTCGAGTGGTTCATCATCGAGTGGTTCATCATCGAGTGGTTCATCATCGAGTGGTTCATCATCGAGTGGTTCATCATCGAGTGGTTCATCATCGAGTGGT